CTCCACAACCACAATGATTTAGAAAAATTATTATGTTCTCGTCGTCCTATTGATGATTCTTTCTTTGGTAATTATGAGCCATGGGTAGCAATATGCTTCTCTGCAAAATGGTGTGGCCCTTGTCAAAAAATAAATAAAAAGGCACTTGTAAGTTCTACTCCTGAAATCAAATGGTATTCTGTTGATGTTGATATAAATAAGATTTCTTTAGGATATTGTGGTCTTTATAAAATTCCATCTTTTGTTATAATTAAGAATGGTACATTTCTTGATAGAAAAGAAGGTGCTAGTTCCCTTGCTGATATAGTCTTATGGCTTCAAAAAAATGAGGCTCCGATTGATATTTAAGACCTGTTTGTGTAAATAGATTAATAGGAATGTGCTGTTATTCACCAACAAAGATTGTTCCTGTGGATTTTTATACAATTCAACCACAACCAATTCGAAAAAAAATTCCTAAAAAACATAAATTAGAGATTTTGTTTTTTAGATCTAAAGAACCAAATACTATGATATATAAATGAATATTGAAATATGTGTTCGAGATAAACAATCCTATGAAATTGCAAAATCTATATTCCAAGATATACCAACTATATCAGTTATTTTAAATACAATTACAAATGGCACATATTCAACAATCATTTCAGCTGGAAACTCATTTGCCGAAATGAATGGTGGTGTTGATGGCATTATTAATACACATCTTAGTGGATATACACCTAATAAATATATTCAAGAAGATGTAAAAGCATATATAAATAAATATTTTATGGGTGAATTACCCGTTGGACAATCAATTTTAATTCCTACAAATCATCCAAAACATACTAGATTAATTTATACTCCAACAATGCGTGTTGCAGAAGATGTATCCACAACTATAAATGCATATTTAGCATTTCGTAGTGCACTATTAATTATGAAAATGTATAGTATACAATCTGCTTCAACACCTTTATTTTGTTCAGGAGCAGGTTGTATGAGTACACAAAAAGCATGTTTACAAATGAAGGAGGCATACAAGTCAGTTATAAATGGTGAATTAATTGGAAAAGATTGGATTTATTTTCATTCGAATCACAGATTTCTTTATTCTATTCAATAATCTTTACACACTTGAAAATTTAAAATGGGACAAGAGTATATTGTTTTTTAGAAAGTAATGTATTATTTAAACGATAAAATTTATATTTATTTATATATAAATAAATGCAAAGAAGCGCATATTTATTAACTTGTAATTCTAAATCAGAAAGAACAATATTTTGTGAAAATATATTGAAGGATATTGGATTTAATGTTAAGATTATATCATGTATTCCTCATACCAATAAAATAATTTCAAACAAAATTAGTATGCAGTATATATATAAATTAATAAAAGATTCTGAGGATAATTATAGTTATGTTTTTGAAGATGATATTAATATATTAAAACCAATAAAATTAGAGGAAATTATTGAATATGAAAAACTAGCGGACATGTTTTTTTATCTGGGGTTATGTGAATATAAAAATAATTCAAAATTAACATCCCATAAAATAAACGAAAATAATGTTTATTCAATAAGCGGTGGAATTCGAGGATTACATGCGATTGGATTATCCAAAAGGGGGGCAGAAAAATTATTAGAATTTTCTGAAAATAATCACGAAAAATATATGGATATAATATTAGAAAATTTTTCATTAAGATATCCTACAGTTTGTGTAAGATATGATTTGGAAAGTTATATAGATGGTCATAAAGGGGTTATTTTTCAAGATAGAAATCGATTTCCAAGCACTATCCCTTAAAGTTCAACATCAATTTCCTCTTCTTTCTTGTCATCCTCATCCTCAGAATCACCCTCATCTTCTTCGACTGACAGTTTCTTTATATTTTTCAACTTTTTAACATCTGTATGCATCTTATTATATTCTCTAGTAAAAGCCGTTTTGGTTTTAGTAGAGAGTTCAATCGTTTCGTGTAGGACTTCTTGTAAATTATCTATATCTTCTCTTGTAATTCGTATTTCATCCATTCGTTGAATTGTTTTCTTATTATCTCCTGTTTCTTGCAATGGTTTAAGAAGAATTGTTTGCATTGGTTCAGCATAATCTAATCGTAAATCATCATTGGAACACCCTTTTCTTGAAGACATGGCATCAATATAACGTGTATGTTTAAGACGTTTCGAGTTTTTACCAAGCCATTGTGGAAAGATTTGAAATGGAGCAGACCCTTTTAAAGTTTTAACAGCTGCCACTGAACTTTGTACAGTATGTGGAAGTAAACTCCAATCGTTTCTTCTATGAACTCGTGTATCCAAAAGATCTCCTTCTGAAATATATTCCGAGGCTTTTAGAACATCTTCTAAAGAATTCTTACTAGCTGATACATAGGCTTCTTGAATCATTAAAGGAATCATTGCATGATCTACGAAAACTAAATTGGAAGCTGCATCTAACGAGTTGGTTTTATTGCTAAATAGAGCTTGGGTGGCTGAGAATAAATCGAGTCGTAGTGTTTCATCCTTGTTTGTTGTAGCAGTTTTGGAACCATAAAATTCCAAAGTATTAAGGATCGATCGAATATCATTTCCATTTTTCTCACAAAGAGTCTCGAGTTCTTGCTTCGTAATTTTTATATTTTCCTGAGCTGCAACTTTTAATAATGCTGTAGCAATAGTTGTTTTCATAGGTCGATTAAATTTCACATCCATACAAACATTTAGAATTGGTTTTAACTTTGGTGTTTTTTCATTTGCAATACAAAGAATCGGAACACTGGATTTTTTAATAATAGACGCAAGTTCACCTATTCCACCTCGTTCAGAAATACCATCAATCTCATCCATAACAATAACTTCCTTTACAAGACGTTTTGTGTCAAGCGCTATTAAATTACGAAGAACTGAGACAGATCTCGTATCAGATGCATTATATTCACTTATCTTATATCCAAGTGCTTTTGCTATATGATGTATTGCTGTCGTCTTTCCAATCCCTGGTGGACCAGACACAAGAACACCTCGGACTTCTGGAAGGGTCGTAGTTGTCCATGATTTTAACCAATGCCCTATTTGATTGATTTGTTCCGTATGCCCAATAATATCTTTTAATGACTTGGGTGCATATTTATTAACAAACATTCTAGTATACTACTGATAGAATCGTATACTAAAATGTATAGACTATGGGTTTATATATGTAAAATGCGAAAATGTGTGGTTAATTTTTTTGCGTCACTAACACAGAACTTATTTGACCTAGTTATGAATTCTGCTCCCGCACATGAAATATTACCAGGTCTATGGCTTGGAAATAAGTCTGCGAGTCAAGATATCGATTGGTTAAGAGAAAAGAATATAACAACTGTTTTTAATTGTACAAAAGATATTCCATTTAAAATGGGTGGTCCATCTCATTTATATAGAGTTCCTCTTGATGATAATTTACAACCAGATGAAATACGAAATCTTGAATTATGGTCCTGGGAAGTTGCTTATAAAATTGCAAAAGAGTATACAGATGGAAATCGGATTTTAGTTCATTGTTTTGCTGGTGCACAACGATCTGCTGCAGTTGTGGCTATTTATTTAATATCTACATTTCGTTGTACTACAGAGGAAGCCATTGCCTTTTTAAAACGAAAGAGAAGTGTTGCCTTTTTTGGGAATGCAAATTTTTACAATTCCATTAAAGGATTTGAAAATAGTTTTCGTAAAATGGTACGAGACAAGGATGCCTATAAAAGTTTTCCAAAGATTCCTTTACCAGAGTAATGTGTAATAAAAAGAAAAAATAAATCAAGAAAAGAATAAATAGAAATGTCTGCACCCGGTCCACCAAATATTACACAAATACCCTTTGCTTCACCAAACATGTTGGAATTTGAATGGGGTCCTCCTTTAGTTCCTAATGGTACAATTTTAGGATATAGATTTACAATCAATGGTGCACAAACTATTCTAGGTGCGGATGCAAGATATTATGCAGCTACTGGATTAACAAATGGTGAAACATATTTTACGAGTCTAGAAGCATCGAATGCAAATGGATGGGGTACTCCTGCCAATTTTAGAAATTACCAACCTGGTTCTGAACCTACACAAGGTCCTTCTACCTTTACAGTTGATACGTTTGGTAGTAATGCCTTAGCATCATGGACACCACCAGCCGTTCTACCTGATGCACCAATATTATGGTATGCATTATATGGAGAAGATCCTTATTTAAATGCATCATTCTCATATACTGCTAATGGGCTTACACAAAGCAATTACTATATTAATTTATCCAGCATGGCTGATTATTATAATTATAGTATTTATGCTGTAAATTGTCCTGGATGGTCTCCAGTTGTTTCCTATCCTGCTCCAAAACAAAGAGGTACACCTGAATGGGCTACAAGAATTAGTGGAGGTTTATCTCAAACTCAAACAAACGAAGGCATTATTACTGACATAAATAATAATGTATATGCAGTTGGTCAATATATAGGTAGTTTAAATGTATATAGTTATAATTCTGCACCTGTTGATGGAGGTAGTGTTGGACTATCATATTATGGTACATTATCAAATAATGATGCTAATTCAAACGATACATATTTTATAAAATATAATTCTTCTGGTACTGTACAATGGGTTTCAAGAATTGGATCATTAAACTCTCAAAATACACCAGTTGTAGCTACTGATGTATCTGGTAATGTATATGTAAGTGGTACAAATACTGCAACATATATACAATTTAATAATCCTGGATCTGTTGATGCTAGTAAAAACATTCTAGTCACTGTTGCTGGAAATATGTCAACTCTTGCTTCTACAAATGATATTTATCTTGCAAAATATAATTCGTCTGGTACGTTTCAATGGGCTACTGTAATTGGTTCTGCTACAAATGAACAATTCCCATCAATATGTACAGACCCATTTGGTAATGTATATGTTGGTGGTGATTATGATGGGACAACAACTATAAGAAATGCAGGTACACCTGATGTAAATCTGAATGTTGCAACAACAGCGTATGGCACTATGGCAAGAACAGGATCTAATGATTCTTTTCTTGTAAAATTTAATTCTAATGGAGCAGCACAGTGGGCTACAAGACTTGGTTCTACTGGTAATGAAACAAGTGTGTCAATTATAGGTGATATATCAGGAAATACATATATTTTAAATTCATATAATAATGCTGCATTAAGTATATTTAATAGTAGTACACCTAGTGGTGGTGTTATTACACCAGGATTATTTGGAACATTACCATTTACTGGAGCAACCCTTGGACAAGCTGATTTAGCACTAGTAAAATATACCTCATCAGGAACTGTATCCTGGGCTACGAGATTATCTTCATCTACTAATACAGATTATCCACAATATATAACTACAGACACTTTAGGAAATGTATATGCTGCAGCACAATATATTTCTCTATCTTCATTTACAATTTTTAACGGTAGTTCAACATTAAATGCTACTAGTACCATTCAAATAACAACATATGCTGCAATGAGTAATACTAATCTTACTACTCCAGTTACAGGTGATGTATGTTTAGTAAAATATAATCCAACTGGGGCAGTTCAATGGGTTACAAGAATTGGTGGTTTAGATAGTGAAGGTGAAACTACACTGACTACAGATTCTTTTAATAATTTATACGTAGCAGGAACAACGAATGCTTCTACTGTAGCTACTATATATAATAAAAATGCTCCTAGTGGTGGATTTGTTAATCCATTATTTTATGCAAACTTGTCAAACACTAATCCTAGTAGTATAAATACATTTCTTGTAAAATATGATACTGATGGAAACGCACAATGGGGTACAATGATTGGTGGAACAGCTAATGACATTACTCCAACTATATCAGCAGATTCTTTAGGAAATGTTTATGTCTCAGGAAATTACAATAGTAAGCCATTTAATATATATAAACCTGCATTGACTCCAACACTTAATAATAGCACTATTGGATTATCATTATATGGTAGTTTAGATAAAGATGGGTCAAGTGGTGGTGCATTTGATGTTTACCTCATAAAATTCCAAACTTAGACTAATTCAATAAATGCATCCTTTTTATAACCTAGTGCATTGGCCATATTAAGTCCACACCAAGGATCTGAGCCTCCTGAATAACTCTTTTTATCTACATATTCCGTGCCATATAAATGACATGCGATATTTTTATTTCTTAATAAATCCGTAGGTATTGGCGAATGTGTCAAGAGTATATTACGGTAAGGACTATGATCCGACTTCTTTAAAATCCAATCAAGTTCATTGTGCTGTAATAAAACAAAATGTTTTGGTTCCATAGGAATATTTTTTCCCAAATAATTCCAATCAAAGATATTGAGATTTTCTTGTTTTCCAAAGGTTAAATGCCACCCTGGTGTAGCAATCAAATTTATATTATATGTTTGAATTGGCGTTTCGAATTTTTGACAAAAGGTTGTATGTTTTAAATTCCAATCTTTAATCGAAGAATAACATAAATCCGCAGTTTGTCTCCAGTTCAAACTAGAATTTAAAGAATATTCCAATGGTCCAGGAATCCAAAATACTTGTTCATAGTTTTTATCGGCCCATTTCAAAAAAGTTGCTGTTTTTTTGCATTGCGGTTGCCCGATGTTTCCAAGAAGAGCTAGAATTGGTGCATTAGGTTTGAATTCAATAGGTTGACTCATTTTATTTAGTCTAGAAATAAAAAGATTACTAACATATTGAATTCTGAATGGTGGTACTGACATGGATGTTGGATCTACATACTTTTCTCGTATATATTTAGGTAGTTAAATGAATCAAACACGACGTAGACGGTTGCATAACACAAAAACACGTAGACTAAATAGGCCATCCAAGAAAATTCAACATCATCATATGCTTTTAAGAATGGAGCTACAACATTGTCCTGGAAAAGAAGATAAAGATAAAATTGCCAAACTTATTCAAACTATAATTGACGATATTCAAATGAAAAGTTTAGCAGCACCTCATGTATATTATGTAGAATATCCTAGATATAACGAAGGTCTAACAGGGATTGCTCCAATTGAAACAAGTCATATTGCATTCCATTTTTGGACAAGACCTGATAAAAAGATTTTGCATACTAAAAAAAGTAAATGTCTACTTGAATTTGATATTTATACTTGTGGTTCCTTGACCCAACGAAATGTGGGACATGTATTACATCATTTAACTGGATTTGGACCAACCTATGCGGATATAACAATCCTCAATAGGAATATGGGTTTGACAATTGAAAGACATATACGTTGGAATTCAGAACAAAATCCTGCAAAATGGTCGGCTTGGTTGGATGCAGTATTTCATTGAGGGATATTTTTCTCCCGAGTACTTGATAGATGATAAAAACCCTTGCATCATTTTTCCCATTAACTTTAATTGTAGTAAGTACGTATATAAGACAAGTATACAAACCAAACAAATCATTTTCTCAACCACCTCCAATTATGTTTAAATAATACGTATCTTTGATTTTCTTGTTTTACGACGACGTTTGGATGCTACTCTTGTTTTTCTTTTACCACCAGTGAGGGGCTTTAAGTACTCTATGATATTTTTAGCATTTGTATTTGTTTTTGCAATTTCTTCAATTTGTGGTATATAGGTCTTTAAATAACTCAATGCAGTTTCGGATTGTTTATCAACAAGTTCCTTTTTTCCCATTTTAATTAATTCGTTTAATGCGGTTTTATCTCCACTCTCTATTTTAGCCAATAAATCTGCTACTTTTTCACCATAATTGGCTTTTGAAATATTTGCTATTGATGTTTTGCCAATCAATTCTTGTTTATATTTTTCTATTATATTTGTAGAATATTCTAAAATTTCTTTTGGACATTTTTTAGGATATTTCCAACTAGCATGAATTTTAAATCCGCTTTTATCACAAACTAATTCCTTAAATTGTTTTAAATAACAAAGTGCATTAGAACCTGGTGTATTTTCTTCCTTCCAATCAAAAATGAATTCGGTATTAAAATTTAGATTCCCAATTGGTTCATAATGTCTGGCTGTACTTGCAGTACTTTGGCTGAGATTCATTAGAATAACTTTACAATCAGGACTTTGATATGCAGTTTCACATACAAGTGCATAAATTCCTTTATAAGGTTGATTGACATATATTAAATTTACACCAAAATACCATGCAATTAAAAATCCAGAAAGCCAATCAATTTCAGATTTTAGGTTTCCTACATTAGTTTTAAATTGTGTAATTGCATCACTGAGACCTGGTTTATTCATAAAAGATGGGGCTTCTGCTAATATTTTCTCTGCATGATTTGTACACCATTCTCTAAAGGCTTTGAAAATTGGAATCCTATCTGTTATACTTGTTGCTCTATAGTCTGGAATCATACAATACAGAAAAGTGTCAAACCAACAGCAATTATTATAGGCTGAACTGGATATTCTTGATAAACCTGGTATGGATGTACTTTCAAAGAATTTTATATTTTGATTGATTGGATCAATTAACATGGATGCGGTATTACTTGCTTTTTGAAGTGTTGGAGGTTCAGATGCTTTTAAAGGTGGAAGAATCGATTGTAAAAACAGTGTTGGATTTTCTATAGAAAGTCCATCGGCTGAGAATCCCGGAGTCCCAACCATGTATTCTATTTATATACATAGAATAAGAAAGAGACGATATAGATGCCATTGGATCAAAGTGATAGAATTAAACGTATAGAACAAATCACAAATTATAGATATTGGGTTGTTAAACAACAACAAGCACAGCCAAATATTGATGTTAGTAGTTGTACTGGATTTTCATTTTCAACCATTAAAAAGTTTGATACATATAATTATGGTGATCAAATCTTAAAAGGACGTACAGAATGCAACCCAACACAAAAATGTGGATGTAGTTGTTCTGCTTGTCATTCTTAGTGTCCGGGTCTAAACGAGTTTGAAGACTATATTTATAAATAAATGAGTGAAAGTGTTGTTATTGTAAAACCAATACAAGAACGAATTCAAGAAAGTGTGTCAATCTTAAACAAAATAAAGGATCTGGGCATAACAGACACGGATCCTGGTTATAAAGAACTTAGTTTAAAATTTAATGCATGGATTAAAGGTGGTGATGCATGGCAAGGAAATGTTGATTTTGTAAGATGGAATCGAAGAGCAAAACTTCTTTTACCAACAAAACCTGGTACAATTGCCAAATGTGATTTCTTACATTATGTTTTTTAATGGTTCTTTTATTCCATCTTTATATACTATTTCACTGTATAAATTGCCATTTGAATCCCAATATTTCCATGTTCCATGTTTTTTTCCATTCTTATATATCCCTTCAAGCATTTTACATCCATTAGAATGCCATTTTTCAAGATATCCATTTTTAATAATACCACGTTTATATTGTTCTGCTACATGTTTATCTAAAAAAAATTTAATTCTTTTTGGTTCAGGTAATTTAATAATCTCACCAACAGTAAATGTTCTACTAATTGATGATCTTGATCTTAATGGCGCTGTTATAGTTGGTATCATTTTTCCCCCTTTATCTTCAATACTAATAACTTTTACCATATTTGCAATATAAGTGGCAGTTTTTTGTACTAATATATCAGAACTTTTAATATTTGTTAAAGCATCACTTGGAATTTCAAGCGTAATCATATATCGATTACTTTTAGTTTTTATTACTCTAAATCCTAACATATTATATATATATATATATATATATATATATATATTAATACAACATCTTTATATTGTTAATACCCAAACATTAATCCAGCACGACCACCATAAATTTTTAAAATATTATAGGTTTCTGCCCAAACATAAACCCATAATCTTTGAGGATTTGCACCCGTATTTGCAACTCCAAGTCTCAAATCTTTATTCATAATTCGATTCATATTTGCTTGACCCATCGGTACAGTCGGTGGAAAATATCCCGCTTGAACACAAAATGGTATACAATACATGTATCGATTTATCCATGGTGATTTACGTTCCTCAAGAGACGGTAAAATACTTCTGTACAAGGCACAATTCTCTGTACTTGTACGAACATAGGTTCCTTCATAAAGTAATTCAATACTCGTAAATGGCTCTGAACCTCGTGTACTAAATCCTGGTACTAAATATCCTGGTACTTGTGCATTAAGACCCTTGCAATCGGGCCACCATGGAATAAAGGTTTCAGAAGGTGCTGTAATACTCTTGTTTTGTGTACAAAGATCCTTTGTAGCTAAGAAAAAGGCATTATAAGGAATTGCATTGTAATTTTGTGCCATAAAAAACAAGTGTCGAGTTGGATTTGGTAAATCAAGTGGAATAGAAATATCCTTAAATCCTTGTGTATCACGAGGTTCTATTTGATAATGTTGTGTAATAGGAATTTGAATATCTGCTAAACGAAATCGATTGGCTTCAGGTTTATCTAAATAAATATATTCGGCAAGTAAATACGTGTCGCCTAAACTGTAAGTAGTTGACATTGTAATTCCTGGAATTGGTGATACGAGACTTGTTATTTCTTGTTTATCCAAATAAAGACCAGGTACAATGGCAGTACCACCTGTACTTGTATAAAATGGGCTGTTGGATATAGGCCACAGGGCAGATCCTTCGATTGTCGGTACTATGGCGGAAGCAGAGGTTCTTGAATCTGTATAATAACAACTAGTTAATGGTCTAAATTGAATAGATACCCGAATATCATCTACGTGAATTGCATCGATTGGAAGTGCTGCTCCAAGATCCCCTCGACTAAAGAAAAATGGTAAAGGTACAATGACCTTTGTTGGTGTAGCAGAATTTCCTAGACTCGTTTCTCCGAAATTGTTTTGTATACGACCAATCATTTCATTCTTATTTGTTATCTTTTCAAGAGGTGTATCATATTCATCATGTATTTCAAGAAGTCGACTGTCTAGAGTTTCTATTTTGGCTCCTCCAATATCGAGTGAAGCATTTTGAATCAAGGCATGTCCTATTGAGTTTGTCCAACCAAAACGAGGCCCCGCAAAAGTCTTGGCATTAGTACTACAATATTCTATAGCATTGGCTTGGGGTGTATATATATCGGGTAAGGTTGTAACTAAATAAAGTCTCGTTATAAGTTCTCCTTTTCTCAATAATTTACAAGTAGCTTGTTGTCCAAATTGTGGTCGTTGCTGAAAGTCTAGACGAGCCCACTGTGTTGTTATTCGTCCTGCTCTTGTTAAAACACGCTTGTAGGCTGAGACATCTGTTGGACCCGTTTTAGGAAGTAATCGCATATCTTGGGGTCCACTATGTAAAAGTCGGACTAGAGAAGCTACCATCTACAAGTAATTGGTGTCTTTTTTAGGCATTTCGAGGGTCTAAAAATTTTTAAATAGTCTATAATTAGATAGATGTATTTATGAAAATACGGCTGTTTTTATTATTAAATGCATTATTTTCTTTTACATATAGTAATTTTGTTTCTTATGAGATTTATGATATAATTAATACTAGATCACCAACTGCTACACCATCTCCATCAATTACATCTACAAACATCAATAATCCTTATCCTGAGGTTGTATTAAATGGACAAGCACCTTTAAATCAACCTCAAACACCATTAGACGACGACTATACACCTACTGCTTCAGAAACTCCTGGAATATATTGTTCAAATTGTGATACTGCATATATTAACACAGTTTCACAAACACCCACAACTAGTGATGCACCTACTAGTTCTGTATCTGGTACTGTATCTGGAACATCTTCAAATACTGGATCTGGTACTGGGTCTGGTACTGGATCTGGTACTGGATCTGGTACTGGATCTAATACGCCTTCCAATACGCCTTCCAATACGCCTTCCAATACGCCTTCCAATACGCCTTCCAATACGCCTTCCAATACGCCTTCTGGTACGCCTTCCAATACGCCTTCTGGTACGCCTTCCAATACGCCTTCCAATACACCTTCCAATACGCCTTCTGGTACACCCTCAAATACTGGTTCCGATACTGGTACCCCGTCTAGTACTGGTACTGAAACGCCTACAGGATCTGGCACTGGGTCTGGTACTCCATCTGGAACAGGTACATCTTCAAATACACCTTCATTTACTCCAAAAGATAATTCTGCTTCAAATACACAATCATTTATTCCAAGAGATTTTTCTGAATCATCGACATCAACTATTTCCGATTCTAAATCAAAGTCATCAACAATATCAAATTCTAAATCTCCAACTATTTCTGATTCCTCAACACAAACTATTTCCGATTCAAACACTAATTCTGGTACTAGTACTGGCACAACATCACCCACAGGATCAGACACTGGTTCTATAACAAGCTCTCCAACTGATTCTGATACTAGTTCATCAACTGGTTCTCCAACTGGTTCTCCAACTGGTTCTCCAACTGGTTCTGGCACTATAACAAGCTCTCCAACTGATTCTCCAACTGGTTCTCCAACTGGTTCTCCAACTGGTTCTGGCACTAGTACAACTTCTCCAACTGGTTTTCCAACTGGTTCTATAACAAGCTCACCTTTAGAAGCAAGTACGCCTAAACCAACAAGATCAACAACATCAACCCCATCTTCATCTTCGACAATAACACCCTTGCCAACAACCAATACAACCCAAGGTGATTCAAGTTATATGATTAATTCCAATACAATATGTTCAAAAGGATATTACATGTCCGAAAATGAATGCAAACAATGTCCTGATGAATCTATTTTAAAAATTCTGCTTTTTCCAGTTTTAATACTCCTAGGATCGTTTGGAGCCTTATTTACCTGTATCTATTTAATAACAGTGCCATTTGTTAAAAAATACGGTGGTACACAAGTAGGTTCTTTTAAACGGAGTGTTTCCTTCATTTTAACAATCTGGAGTATTACACAAATTCTCATTCAAACCAGCGAAGTTCTAGACGGTATACCAAACCTAGTTTATCCACTTCCACTTATAATTGATGCATTCAAACATTTTAACCTACAAGTAAAATCTGCACCAATTAGTTGCTTGGCTACAAAACCATTTTTATTACAAACTGTCTTATTTAGTTTTATGACTCTACTATGCCTTTTATATTTATACTTGTCTCATTCTAAACCTACAAAAGCAAATCTTTTACAAAAATTTTTAATATCATCCTTATTTGTTTTATATGGTCCATTATCAAGTCAAATCTTTAAAGTATTTAGTTATAAATATAAAACTATTACTTATACTGATTATTTATTAATGGATCATGATTTTAAACTTAGTCTTTCCTCTTTTTTAAATAATAATAGTGGTAGTATACAAGTTCTTGTATCTGCTTCTCAACCAAATGTTTTTTTCCTAGAAAGTTATCATCTTATCTGTTTTTGTATAGCAATTTTACTTTGTGTTCTCTATATGGTAATTCTACCAATTTACATGTATTTTTCTACACTTGATGTTTCAAGACAATTACTTGGAGCCTATGATACATGTAATATAAAATATCCATTATTTATTGCAAATACTTATAGCAGTTTAATCAAAAATAGAATAAATAAGGATGAACGATTTAAAAAAGATGCAAAATTAAATCCATTTACAACAGGTGTTTATAAAACAAGCCATTCCCTATTCAAACTTGTAGATGTAGCCTTATTACTAGTCCAAAGTTTTATAGTAAATACTCTTATTCTTTCCTTTGCTTTTCACCCAGCTTTATCTGTGATTGGTTGTTGTAGTATAGGATTCTATGTTTTTTTACTAGTCAAATACAAACCCCACCTCAAAGAGATGCGATTTCTATTTCCATCCAAATGTATGGTCTTTATAAGTAGTTGTACAGTCTTGATAACAAGTATTATTCCAAATGGTTTAAAATCAGATATTTTTGCATACATCTTCTTTAGTGAAGTTATGCTTTGTATTGCAACATGTTTAACAAGTTATATATATTGCTTAATAGAAGGAAATAAGCAAGAACAAGCACTCATAAATGCAAATTTACAACATATTCTTAACATACAACAAATTACTATGGAAAATTATGATGCAATTGATATTGATAAGGAAATTCAGAAATATATTCGTGCAAATACAATTGATTGTCCTAATGCATTATTTGAAGGGTGTGGTGTAAAATATAATTCTATCAAAGCTCGAATCGAGTATGCTCTTGATACATCTAAAAAACAATTAAATATTTATAATCCTATTGTGCCTTCAATATTTATAAGTACAAGAAATGTATATGAAGAAGTTAAACCAATCTTATTTAGTAATAAAGATGCACTATTTCAAAATGATGATGCACCAACTAAATTAACATTTACTCCAAAAGTTGTCAAGAAAAAATAATTAGACTAGTTGTGTATATGTTGGTGGTGAAGATCCAACTGCATTTACAACCTCAATTTTAAAATCATAGTTTGACTCTGGATTTAAATCGTATATAGTTCCATTTAAATCATTAAAATCTATTGTACTCCATCCACGAAGAGGATCTAATGGATTTGTACTTTGCGCTGTAATTTTATAAAATCCTGTAAAATCTAATACTGAGATTGGTGGTTCCCAACTTATATCAACAATAGTCTTATCCTCTCTACGTATTGCATTTGCAGAAGCAGGACCATCGGTAGGAATAGTAAGTGGCTTTTTTGGATTAAATGTGGCTTCTTGACTCCAAGTGATTCCATCATCATTACTTGCTTTTATATTTCCAATATATGTTAATTCATTGGAAAGGTTTAAAATTCTATATGATGTTGTTGAACCATCAAAAATATAACTATATGATATTTCCAATAATTCTGTTGAAATATCTAATTTATATTTATTTACAAATATTAGATTTCCTTCCTCGTCTTGTGGTGGAGACCAAAAAAATGATAATGTATTTTGATATCCTGATTCTGTATAACAACCGATTATGATCGGAGGTGGTAAGGACATATCTACTTTACTTTTTTAAAATTTTGGAGCTACTGAATAATACGTGTGTGTTGAAGGAAGAAGAGAATTGATACCCCATTTCCATGCAAGATATCCTTCAACTCTTTCTATATTCAAGTTTATTTGGGCTGCTGTTCCCTGTATAACAATGATTTCACCATATTTTATGTTGGCCCCTTGAGAAACATTTGCTAAACGAAGCGTTTGTGTTGTTGGACTTGTTCCCAAGTTTGCTTGAACAAATCGTACAAGATGATATGTATTATATGTATTTATATTTGTTGCATTTCTTGAACCATTGATATAATACGTATTACCACCCATTTGTCCTGCATCAGCTCCTACATCAGGTCCTCCTTGTATTTGTCCAGTTGTTGCAGAATAAGTAACTCGTAAATTACTTGCAGATAATAACATACCAAACCCAAAAATAAAAGGTGAATAAAGTTTGGCAACATAGAAATAGGCTGTTACATTGTTTTGTACATTAATTGTTATAGCACTTGATAGATAATTATTTGTTGAAAGTGTTACAACATTAAATCCACCATCTGCACCATAAGGTATAGTTCCAGCTCCTACATTCATATGTGCTCCTCTTCCACTTTTATCACGAAGTTGTGTAAGATTGGATCCAGAAAGTGTTATAGTATTTGCATCAGTTGTATCGTACCATGCTTGTACTGTTGGTAATTTAATAGGAATAAATGATGGTAAACTAACATACCATTTTTGTGCTAAATAGGCTATAATGTTTTGCATATTTGTTATACTGATAGTACCTGTGTAAAAGAGGAGATCAAGCATTTGTCCATTATAGAAGTTTCCTGTTGAAAAGCGTCCTATTTGTGCGCCACCCCAACCACTTAATAATGTATTATTTGCATCTTGTGAAAATGGGTTTCCATTAACCCACATTGAACGTTGAGATGCAATTTGTCTAAAAGCCCAAATACGAATTGGTTGCGCTCCTGCAATACTAAATGCATTTGTTGAGTTTGTGGCTACTAAATCATTATTATAATAACTAAGTGTAATATTTACTGCGTTTGTACCTTTATATAAAACAGAAAGGTTTGCATTTGTTGAACCTGAAGTACCTCCAAACAGTGCTGGTAAAGAAGATGCATTACCTTGTAATCTTTCAACAACAAATATAGTAAAATTTTGATTTGCTATAAAACTACTAGTTGATAAAGTATAATACTGATTTGTTCCATTTAAATTAATACGACCATAATTTCCTAAAGTATACGTTGGTGAAGATGTACCATTAGCATCTCTTGTATTACCAGATTTATCATACCAAGTAGCTACAACGGATCCACTTACTGGGGCTGTACCAGTACCGAGAGGATCTGATCCATCATACCATACTTGTAAACCTGCGACTGTTGTTGGAATTGCAGTAGTTGTCTGTGCTGCTTGATAATATTTGTATATACTATAGACTTCTGCGTCTGTTATTGTACGGGTATAAAAACGAACATTATCAATGTATCCTGAGAATGATCGTGTAGCTGCATCATTTGGATCAACACCCACGTACATATTACTAAGAGCTACAGAAGCATGTGATGCACCAGAACGTGTATGAGCTAATTCACCATTTACATACCATTTTGCAGTCGTTGCCGTCATTGTTAAAGCAACATGAAACCATTCATTTGTTGGTATAACAATACCTGTATCATAAGTATATGTATCTACTGCATCATTCCAAATATATCCCAAGTTTAAACCACTACTTATCATGTTAAATCCAGAAGCAGGTGGTCTTTGCATAATAAGACCGCACCAGCCTACAGTTGCTGTACGATAAATACTACATGTAAAAGATACTGTATTTGTAGTAGCTGGTGTAAAAGATTTATATAAGCTATTGGAACCAGTATAGTTATAAGTAGTCAAATAACTAAATCCAGAACCAGTAGGTGAATTGACCATTAAACGATTTGAATCATAATTACTAAACCCTGTAGTATTAGATAAAGTTGGAAATGATGCTTCAAATACATAATCACCAACTGGAATAAATCCTACTGTATTGGTTGATATAGGTAATGATCTTCCAATACTATTTGCTGCATTTATTGTAAAATAGTATCTTGATTCTGGATTTACACTTGGAATAAAATAATTTGTTTGTAAATTTGCATCAGCTGATAATTTAAAAATTGTATCACTTGGGTTTGTACTTTGAGAAAAAATAGTATACCATTGGATTGGTGCATCAGGAAGAATAGCAGGTGGTGTCCATGATACCATTATAGAACTTAACCCAACTGTTTCAGCTAATGCAGTGGATGGTGGATTTGGTTTTGTAGTACCAGGTTGAAAAGGTCGGAAATAGGATGCTGGACCTAATCCTGCTGAATTACTTGCTTGAATAAATGGAAAATATGTGGTTCCATTTGTTAGAGTAGGACCTGTACTATAAAACCTTGCAGCAGGACTTATTAATGTACCAGAATCATCATTATTAAGACGTAATAAATAACCATCTATACCTAAACCACCATCCGAAAGTGGCGGTCTCCATTGAAATTTTAATGTCTTGTCCTGTGCTAAAGGAAGAGTATTTATAACTGGAGGACCTGGGACAGACATTTCTAGTATATCATTCAAAACTTATAATAAATATTTATCGCTTATGAATACTTATTATATTACACTTTTTAAGAACTAAAAACTTTATTTGCAATACCATTTTCAAATCGGACCCAATTTATAGAAAGACTATACACTACAACTTCAAATTCTAAATCCTCAGAACCACCAGGAGGTCTAATATCCATACGAATACGAACATCGGAGGATCGACTTGCATTCATCCAGCCAGATGGATTATGTCTCCCAGGATTTTCTGCAAAACAGTACCCATAAACGAAACTATTATACGCTACAATTCCTCCTCGATTTTTTTGTGAAATCTGTTGTCTAAAAAAGTCTCCAGATTCTTGAATCATTGTGATTCCATTGACTTGAATACTGGCTGATTGAAGCATACTTTGTAATGGATGAAATATAGCTGGGCTAGTTGTTGTACCGTCAAATTCACTTTCAATACAATTACTATAATTTGTCCATTCATTGTTTACACTTACTGCTTTACGACGAATAAACCAAATAAATTCCTCGATAGGTCCATTGACTTCAATTGGTAATTGTAAACTAATTGTACCTGAACTTGGTGTATTTACAACATATTTTTTTGGTTCACTGAAACGAAAGGTTTGTAAATCTCTATACATGCGGTCAAAGGGTGCTTTGAGTAAAGCATGACGCAATTTGCCATCTACAAGCATACCATAGGTAATAAGACGTACATCTTCAAATTGCGGTACTGTACTACTTGCTATGACAGTCGTTGTAGAAGGTCCACCATTTACATAAAAATCAAATGGGAGACCAAGCGGAGTCTCTAGACTTCGGATTCCGTTTTTGATTCTAACACATTCATTAAACGGTCTCAATGTTATAGCTACACGGATAGTTCCTTCCTTTACAGACGTTAATGGAAATCCATTTCTCAAACGAATTCTTTGAAAACTAAATGGTAATACACAGGATATAATTCCATTACTTGTTGGAAAAACTCGATAAGGTTCCCATTCTTTCAAAACAGCAATAGGTACCTTTCCTAAAGCGTCTGTGCCGAATCCAAATTGTGTATTGATATCCGAATACAATAAAGAAAATGCATTTGAAAAATCTCCATCTACTGTTTCCAAGATTTGATCTTCCAATAAGAACTCTGCTTTTTGTATAATAACATTGCCTAAACTATTTGCATAAAACCATGCATCTTGTGGGTTCTCATAGGTATAGGTACCGTTTTGAATATTTTCCAAGATGGATGGTGGAAACCAATGTCCAAGACGGATTTGAAGTGCTACTGTAAAAAGTAAATCACATGCCTTTACGGAACCTAATTCAAAGACAAGCTTATTTCCAAATTCAGCAGAACCCTTGTGTACAAATTCTTGTATGACTGGACTGAAATTCAAATAGCGTCTATTGGAATCTCGTGTAAACCATGATTTGTCTGATGAAAGTGGAAATAAATCATCATCCATTTCATCTCGATCTGCTAAATCTATTACGGTTGTAGTATCTCCTAGAGGTCTTGATGAGTTTAAATTCATGATTCTATTTTACTCCTGTAAGAAAGAATCATTAAGTTTTATATCCGGAAGACGAGTGGTGTTGTGGGTAAAAAAATTGATTTATTGATAAATAAAAAGAATAGTAATAAACAAATAGAGAAAATGTATTTCAGTAATTTAGCGGATGCAACAAAAAAAGCAAAAGTTTACAAGGCTCTTAGGAATTGGATACAATATAGAAAATGGGCCGAAAAAAAATATACAATATATTGTATGATTCATGATATGTGTATATACTGTAATGAACCTCTTGACACAAAAAAGTTCTGTGAAACATGTGAGCCTGATCTGCATGATTTGTATTATATGAGGGAACGTAATCTCGGATTAAAGATTAGATTAAGATTTTAATGTGTAAGAAAATATTCAATTAATAGTCCAAATATTTTTTCAAAATGTGCTGGTCCATTTCCAGGTTCTCCCATTAAATCCATTAAAATTGCCTTGTCTTTTTGATATCCATTGTTATTTGTACAAATAATAGGATATTTTATAGTATTCATATCTACATTATATTTATCTCGAGGTATAGAATAAATTGCATAATTAAATATTGGTTGTTCAACTGTATAAAAAGTTTCGATAGGTTCTTGTAATGCAAACTTATTTATAAGCTCAAATAATTCTTTACAAAGACTAGATCCATGAATAATAAATTTTCCTGCACTAAAGCCTAAATGTTTAGCACCATGATCACGAATCCAATCTTCTGGAAATAATTTATTATAATTTGTATCTGCTAAAGTTCCTTCTACATGAACTGCAAGTGTATTTTCTGGAATTGAAGATATTAATAAACTTAATGTTTTTTGTATTAATACATCAATATCACAATACATGAAATATTTTTGCGTATATTCCTTATAAATATATTTTGCCATCATACCTTGTGCATGTGTCTTGGGTCTTGGAATTATTATAAATTCTTTTTGACTTGGTATATTTGAAAGAATTGCCATGTATAAACTATCTTTTTCTAAGAAATCAAGTGTATCTTTATCGATAGTAATACGAAGTGCATCTTGTGAATTAAATTTTGCATATTTTAAGCTATATGCCAACCAATTTACAAAAATAGGAATATATTTATTTTCATTTACTGGTCGATCTTCTAGTGTATAAAGAATACAGGATACTAGAATAGACATACTTCTTTTTAATATATTGGTTGATCTCTTTAATTAGCATATTCTAATCCGCCACGACCATTTCTGATTCGGTATAAGGCCCATGTTTCACAAGAACATATTAATTGTGTTTGTTTATATCCTAAAATTGGATTTATAGCTACATCATTCAAACCAATTGTAAGCATTGGTCTATCCGCTGTAGTAAAATTTATACCACCTGTAGGTTCACGTATAGCTGGTGGTTCATCCTCAATACGCCAACCTCGACTCCAATTCATCATTGCAATATTTCGTGCAGGATTTCGTTCTTCTTTTGCATCTGTAATAACACTGGTCCATACATCAGGTTCCCATGGACCTTCTCTTGTACGTCCCGCAATAGTTAATTGTAAGGAATTGTAAAACTGACCATCTGGTGCAAGAGAATTAGAAAAATCCCAAAGACGATTGCGTAAAATATTGGATGTTGATCGAAAATAACTTATTATTCTTTCTACTGTATAATTGGCATCTAAGAACTTAATGAGATTAGCTCCTGAACCTTTATCCAAAGGAGCGTAATCCAACTGATTAATGCTATAAGCATTATCAAAATAGCGAATATAGGCAACTTCTGCTGGTTCCTTTGCAAGTTGTTCTCTGGCTTCATTTGATAAATAGAGCTGTTTGGTTTTTAATACAATAGATGGTTGACCAATTTTTGACTTTTCAATTGCATTGGCTTCTACATTTAATACTAAACCATCTCGATCTTGTGTGAATCTTTTTGTCCATGGTGCTGGTGCATAATCTGTAGAATCAGTTGATTCAACTAATTGATCAAGTGTTCGTAATTGTAGTCTTAAACGAAACGTTTGATTTCTTAGACCACAAAGAGGTAGACCTTTATCACCCTTCCAACTACAACCAATCATTGGTATATTTACCTTGAGTGTTCCAGGAGTTGCATTATGCATTACACTTATTGGCGATCCATCATGAACTCCTGCAAGTTGTTGTGTTAAAAATCCTTGATTCCAAGAACCTTTATTGAGAGATGCTGCATATAAGGAGTCTCCACTGACTTCTTGTAATAGAATCTTGTCTTGAAAGATTTGTATTTTTTCTAGGAGAAAATATCCAATTCCATTTGTATATCCATAATAAATCTTATCGAGGCCCTCTTCAACATAGGTTTCGGCAGTAAGATTATAAGGTTGCATTTCAGGTGGAAGCCATGAAGGTAAATTGATTTCAAGATAGGCTTCGACTAAAACATCTCCTGGTAAATCAAATTCGAATTCACAACGTTGTCCAAATCGTGGTTCATTTAATGGATTTGTAGCACGTTCTTCTGGTAAACTTGCTGGGTATCTATCATACGTCCATTGAAATGGGTGCACAGCTTCCTTGTCATCTTTTATGAAATACGTGTCTTTTACTCCACGTGCCACAAGCTCATACAGGGCACCTTCTATACTTGTTTGATTACGTGTTGCCATCCTATTGTATCTTATAGAGTTCGTTCGTTTAGATCCGATGATCGGGTTTATAATAGACTAGTTAGATATGGATTTCGTTTTATCTGATACTTTACCCGAGTCTTGTTGCACAAGCGAATTAATTCCAAATATTCCAGGATATGTAAATAGTTTGCGTAATGTACTTACAAAAGATGAATGTAAATGTATAATTGAAATTGCTGAACAAGTTGGTTTTAAAATGGCATCCTTGTATACAGATAGATCTGGAAATGAACATTATTCAGATAGACGTAAATCTCAAAGATGTATTATTGATTCTGTTGGTTTTGCTCAAGGGCTCTTAAAACGTATATCCGCATTTATACCTGGTGAATTCAAAGGATTGAAATTCTCACACATAAATGAACGTATGAGGATTTTAAAATATTTACCTGGCGATGAATTCAAACCCCATGTGGATGGTTCTTATACTTCTGTAAAAGATTACACGGTATCAAAATTAACAATATTAATTTATCTCAATGAAGATTATCAAGATGGATATACATGTTTTAGTAATATAGCAGAATCTGAATGGATTGCTGTTCTGCCTACAACTGGTGGTGTAGTGATACAAGATCAAGCATTATTGCATTGTGTACCACCCCTTAAATCAGGTTGTAAATATGCTATACGCACAGAAGCCATGTATACATTACCTATTACCGACACGGAAGTTAAAACAATTGTTGTTCATAATTAATTGATAAAATTGAGTTGGAATGTGATTTTTATACTAGTTATACTATAAAAATGACAAACCTAGTCATTGTTGAATCTCCAGCAAAATGCAGTAAAATCCAGGGGTTTCTTGGACTTGGATGGAAGGTTATTGCATCCCTTGGACATATTCGTCAATTAAAAGAAGAGTTGGAAGGCGGTGTAGGAATTGAAAAAGATTTTGAACCATCATGGATATGGTTGAAGGAAAAATCACAAGCCATTGCAAAAATAAAAGAGGCTGCCAAATCTGCTGAAAAAATATATCTTGCTTCTGATGATGATCGAGAAGGTGAATTAATTGCCTATAGTGTTTGTTTACTTTTAAAATTAGATCCAAATACAACACCAAGAGCTGTATTTCATGAAATAACAGAAGGTGCTGTGAAGGATGCAATAGAAAACCCAAGAGTCATTGATATGAATAAAGTAAATGCGGCACAAGCTCGTTCAGTTCTAGATATGATGATAGGATATACTATGAGTCCACTCTTATGGAAATCTGTTGGGTCTGGATTATCGGCTGGACGTTGTCAAACACCTGCTTTACGACTTGTTGTAGATCGTGAAAATGAAATTAGAGGATTCAAATGTCAAAGTTCTTGGCATATTGGTGGCACATGGTCTGTTGAGAGTGGTAATCGTGGGAATGGCTGGGAAGCGGAATTAGTAGATGAATTAGAAGATAGAGATTCCGCTGAAACATATCTTGAAATGTGTCATGATAAACCTGGTGGTACAGTCCTAAAAGCTGAAAATATGGACTGGTCTGAAACTGCTCCTTTACCACTCATTACAAGTACATTACAACAACAAGCTTCTAGTTTATTTCATTGTGGCCCAAAAGATACAATGCGAATTGCTCAGAAACTCTATGAAGCAGGTCATATTACATATATGAGAACTGATAAGGCTGTTTTATCTGAAGAAGCAGTAGATTCGGCAAAAGAATACGTAAAAGGTGCATTTGGAGCAGAATATGTTAGTGTTGGGTCTGGATCTAAAGGATCAAGTAGTCTTAGTAAGAAAAAAGGTCCAAAGGCTCAAGAGGCACACGAAGCTATTCGTCCTACACATATTGATGTTCCTGAATTACCATCTACAGAAGATTGGTATCCAAGAGACAAGAAGCTATACAATTTAATTTGGTTAAGAACAATTCAAAGTGTCATGACACCAGCAAAAGGTGAAAAAAGAATTATTCATTTTATCGCAGATGGTGATGAAGATGGTGAATTTCAATGGAGAGCTTCCTGGAAAAAAACAAATTTCATGGGTTGGAAAAAAGCTGCCATAAAAGAAGATCAAGATGAAGAGAATGATTCGGAGGAAAAAGACAGTGGCAACTGGGCTACAGCACAAGAATTAAAACCAGATACTCGATTAAAATGGCATACTTTAACAGCAGATCCACATCAAACAAAGGCGCCACTAAGATATACCGAAGCATCCTTAATAAAAGAATTAGAACAAAAAGGAATTGGTAGACCTTCAACATTTGCCAATTTAATAAGTACAATCCTTGATAAAGAATACGTCAAGGTTCAAAACATAGATGGGCAAGAAATGGAAACAGTCAAATTATCTTTACCTAAAGTTGGTTCATGGCCTCCAAAAGAAACAAGTGCAAAAAAACGAATGGGCGCTGAGAAAAATAAACTAGTCCCAACAGAATTAGGATTTGCAGTTTTAAAATATTTGTTAAATCATTTTGAGGATTTATTCATGTATAGCTTTACCTCTGAAATGGAAGCACGTTTAGATAAAATTGCAGAAGGGAGTGAAGTTTGGAAACAAGTTCTGAGAGATACATGGTCAACTTATAAGGATCGTTATACTACTTTGAAGGCAGCTACTACACAAACAGATACGGTAAAGAAGGATGAAAGTCGTAAAAAAGATTTTGGAGATGGTTTAATGGCAGTTTATGGAAAAAAAGGTCCTCTTTTATTAAAAGAAAGTGGTGGAAGTGGTAATGGTGGTGCCAATACAATCTTTTATGGGTGGCCAGATGGTATCTCATTTCTAACAATTACAAAAGAACAAGCATTACAATTTATTGAGGAATGTAAAGAAAATGAAATGCATATTGGTGTTTTAGAAAATATGCCAATTGTACGCAAATCTGGTAAATTTGGATATTATGCTGAATGGAATGGAAAAAAGGTATCCTGTCAATTAACAGATACTCTTTCAAGCATTATTGAAAAATTACAAGAAAAATCGACAAGTCATAAACGAATTGGTCCATTTGAAATACGTAAAGGCCCTTACGGATACTACATGTTCAAATACGCAAATGCTACAAAAAAGTTTGTGTCTATACCATCCACAGTTGACCTAAATACGATTTCAGAAAAAGATTTGGCTAAAATCTTTCAATTACAAAATAAAGCACGTTCCGGTAAAGTGTAAGATTTGTGCGGTTTCTATTATAAAAATGGAGTACATTTTGACAATAGGTAAATCATGAGTAGTGATGGTGGTTCTAGTAGCCCTAGTGGAGATATATATGCTACACAAGAGCAGGTAAATAGGCTAGAAGAAATAATTTTAAAACAACAAACTGCACTTGAAGAATTTAATTCATTTAAAACATTTTTTAATTCAGATTTGAAGTGTATAATTGAGGAACAATTACAACAAGCAATGACACAAAGAGGTTCCTATGGTTCTGATTATATGAATATAACTAAATTTATAACAAAACAAATTACGAGTGCAATAACACAAATAAAGGCTGCAAATACGGATTTATTAAATGAAATAATTCCTGTTAAAACACTACAAACTCTTGAAAAACGCCTTTTAGCAAAACCATGTTTTAATGATGATATTAAAAGTTTAGCAGAACGTACAAGTGTACTTGAATCTAGATTAATAGGAGGTGGACCAATACCAGACGAAAAGAATATATCTACTCCAATAGCAAATGATGAAATCTTAAATTTAAAAAATCATATTTTTCATTTAGAAGAAAATTTATTAAAAGAAGTGCAACGTGCATATAAAACAGTCTATAAACCTGGAGAATATGCATCACCACTTGCGAAACTACAAGCACAAGTAGATATTCTACAACAAGATATTCAGTCTATAAAAGCCGTAGATGGACAAGCTCTTGCTGAGAAATTATTATCATCGTCTCTATCAAAAATAAAAGAGGAATTTGAAACACAATTACAACAAAAAGCATCTGCTGAAGATTTGAAGAAATACGAGGCTGATATAAATAGAATAGAAGAGTTTTCAAGAGAAGTTCAAACTGGATTTTATGCTATGCGATCAAAACATTTACATGTATTGGATGATATGACAAGTCGTTTTACAGATGAAAAATGGAATAAACTAGAAAATAAGTTGAAAAAATCTGTAGAAGATTCTGTGAAATCTTTGGAAAAATCGCAAGAAAATGTCGTAAATAGGTATAGGTCTGAATTAGATGATTTTTTTAGTCTAGCAAAAAGTAAATTAAAAGTCCTAGATTATGAAATAAGAAATCAATATGGTCCTGAAATGTTGGAAAAACATTTACATATTCTGGACAAGGCATTGAGTGAAAAATATACAGAGTTTAGTGAGGAATTGAATAATAAGATTGTGAAGAAACTTAGTGGAATGGAAGGAGAAATACAAGCCATGAAAATACAAACAAATGAATTTACAACTTCCGTAAAGAGTGTTTTAGATGCAAGTAATTTACAAAAACGTTATGATGAATACGATGCTACTATTCAAAAACAAATTAATGAAATAGACTATTTAAGAAAACGATATGAAAATCAAGAAAAATCACACGAAAAAACCCTTTTAGAATTAATGAATATTGAAAATAATATCAAGGATCAATTAATAAAAACCGAATCCGAAATAAAAGGAATGCAAACAAATTTATTAGACTATAAAAAGGAAATTAAATTACATCTTGATTCATGGTTGTTAAGTAAAAATGGGAAAATTCAAGATACTTTTCGTAAAACAATGGATGAAATTGAAGGGGTTCGTACAAATCTTAGAGAGTTTTTAGTAAATTTTAATAATGATTTTGAGGAGCATAAACAAAAGGAAAAATATTTGGAGTTTCAGAAAAATATTAGAGAAGATGTACTTACATGGATCAAAGAAAAAGACGACTATTTACTTCAACGTACAGTAGACATTCAAGCTTATGCAAAACGTATTGTTGATAAACTACAGGAAAAAGAAGAGGAAATTAAAACGATTTTTGATAAAGATGCAATTCAGCAATATATTTATGAATATGAAGAACGAATGAAGACTTTACAAGAAAAATGGATGGCGAATAAATCAAGTGAACTTCAGATACGATTAAATGCAATGAATAAACAGGTTGAAAATAACCTTTCAGAAAGAGAAGCAAAATTTTATGCGGTTTATAATAAAGATGAATTAGAAAAATATATGAATACTTTTAAAAAGAGTGTAATAGAACAACAAAAATGGGTAGAAGAACAAAGTGTTATGTATAAGGATGAATATAATAAATTAATTGCTAAATTAACACTTATGGCAAGAAAAGCTCAAGACAGAGAAGATAAACTTGCAAAGAAATACTCTGAAGAAACTACTAAAATTATGATTAATGAAGCAGAAACTAAAATAAGAAATGCAATCCAACAATCCTGGGATGCAATATCAACAGAGGATAAACAAAAATTTATAAATAATTTACAGCCAAATAAAAATATAATGAAGGAAATTAATGAAACAATAGACAATTTTAAGATAATCAAGGGTCAAGTTCAAGAATATATAAAATCCGAATTACGCAAATATTTTCAATCCAAAGATATTGATGAACTTGCCAAGAATTTAGAACCAATGGATATAATTAGATTAAAGATTCAATTAACACAACAAGCAAATACAATACGTCCTATACAACATGATAAGATACTACATGAAAAGTCATCACAAATTAAAAATACGGATAAATATTATAATGGATTAAGTAAATGTTTTTATACAGCTGTTTTTGGAAATGATGGACAAAAGGTGGATACACTTGCTCCAATTACAAAAAGAATTCCTGGTTGGGATTATATTTGTTTTACAAATAGAGAAGATATAAAAGCAAACGGGTGGACACTTGTAAAAATGAATGTTGGGTCTGAATTATCTAATCCAGTTTTAGAAGCAAAAAAATACAAGTGGTTGAGTCATAATTACTTGGTTGATTATGATATAGTATGTTGGGTAGATGCATATATTATACCAAATGCATCTTTACAGTGTTTGTTAAAACAATGGGTCTTAAATATGAAGGAAAAGAATATGACTATTTTACATCGTCCACATGAAACACGTGATTGTGTATATGATGAATGTGATGCAGTAATTATTCATAAAAGAGATACAATTGAACATGTTGATAAAATACGTGATATATTAGAAGAAGAACATGTACCTGAACATAATGGATTAGTTGATACAAATATAATGATTCGATTTCATAAAGATAAATATGTACAAAAACTTGCTGAGGAAGTTTATAGCTTAATGGAAGAAAACACAAATAGGGATCAATTAGCAGTGCCGATAGTTTATTATAGAAATAAGTTTATAGAATATGAAAAACAAAATTTATTAAAGGCGTTTGAAAAGACTGGAGTACATGTTAGAATAAGTGTATAAAATATTGGACGATTAAAATAAAATGATATTTGTTTAATTGAAAATAAATATCATTTTCTGGGTTTTCTTTTGTGTTTTTTCTTTTTTTTGGTTATGTGTTTTTATTTTATTTTGTTTTGTTTTATAAGATTAGTTTATAAAATATATACATTATCTACAAATTTATGCAGTTGTAGTTGCTGCTTTTTTTGAAACTTTCTTTTTTGGTGCTTCTGCAACAACTTCTACTGGTGCTGGTGCTGCTACTTCAGTTTTTGCTGCTTTTTTTGATTTTTTTTCAACTACTGCTGGTGCTGGTGTTGCTGCTACAGTTGTTGCACTACCTTTACGACGTGAGGATGCTTCTGCTACTGCACGTTTGTATGGAGTTTTTGAGTCTGCTTTTCTCATTTCTTCCCATACTTTACGGACTTCTTCATGCCATGCTTTTAATTGTTCTGGTGTTTCGCCTTTTGCTGCTTTTTCACCATTTGCATTGACACGTGCGCTACGTCTACGTCTACGTGCTTTCATTTCTTGACGTGCTGCACGTTTGAGGTCTTTTAATCCTTCTTCTAATTTGTTAATGCGTTCGACTAAGCTCATTTCAACTGAATTATCACTTGCTGTGGATGCCATTTCTTATACCCTTATACAATGTAATATTACAAGGTCTTTAAACGCATTTTTTGGTTTGGTTTTAACTGGAGGTGTATTTAGTAGTTTACCGGGAGTTTAGAAGGGTGGGTGCGGTTTGGTGCGTTTATTTTGTTGTAAAATTCTCAAAGTCGTTTTCAAAACTATTATAAGGTACTACTTCATCATCATCGGAAATATATCTTTCAAAATCAGTATCTTCAAAAGTATTAAAAGGTAATGGATCGTTCAAGTAAAGGGTTTTAGCTAACATGTATGCATCGGATTGATTATAATAGTTTCTTGAACCTCTTATACTGAATTCTGTTGAATCTTGTGCAACTTTTGTAGCAATTTGTATACAAAGAAGTTGTGCATTATTGTCAGTAGTCCATACAATTTTACTTGTAATAGAACCACTAACAGTGTCGGGCCAAACACTTGTTGTACTACGATCATTTAATCCGGAAAGAATAGGACATTGTGTACTCTTACAAAGTTCATCAACAGATGGTTGAAATGGAATAAAGTTTAATGTGACGGAAGTTGTACATGTACCTGAATCAATGGTTTCAAGAGGATTTATGAATTTCACAGACATGTGTACATCTTTTCCACGTATAGGTGGATCGGGTGATAGAGCTAATTCAGTAATTTGAAATATAGAAGTATCAGCACCACAATCTTTTATTGTTGCACCTGATGTTTGAAATAAAAGCATGATGGACGAAACTAGGTTGAAGATCTTGCCAAACATTTTCTATTTACATTGATTAAATATTGTTTAAGATATTTTTATAACTAAAACAATACTTTTGATATTTAGCTAAACGCATACATTTAATAACATGATTTTTCACCAGAATTGTATTTAGCTTGTAAACATGTTGGACGACATGCACCTGAAACACGAACATAACCTGATGGACAACCTTTTGTTCCTTCTGCTGGACCATCTTCAAATCCTTCATAAATGTATTTACGTAAATAACATAATACAATTACAAAAACAAGAGCATGTACAATAGCAGCTGTTACACTTGTTTGTCCGGAAAAGAAGATACCTTTTGGTCCTGGAGGTAAAGTTAATACAACTCCTGGAGATAATACGAAAAATAATGCTGCAAGTAAAAACCACTTCATTCTATTTGAATCTTATGAATATTTTACAAATGATCATAAAATTTTACGGCACCCGGGGCCAAGACATTACAAAACTATAAACACACATACAAACACAAACACAAACAAAGCTACAAAGACAAGATTTTTATTTTATTTTGTTTTTTTATTTAAACTACCTAAGCATAAAGCAAACCGATATACAGAAATAGCGTTAAAAAGATATACAAATATTTGTGTGAGAGATCTTTGAATGGGGGTAGGGTTCAAAGAAAAAACAATCTCACTATTTTATAATATTTCCTCCCACTTTATTCGGAGAATTAATTTATAGGTCTTGAACGCAGTCGGATATAGGATCCCAAATACCCACAAAATCTCCAACAGAGTTAGTTATAGTTCTAACATATACTTTATTACTTATCTCATCTTTCCAATATTCTTCATTAAATGGTTTTAATTGTATATTTATAATTTCATTCACTTCTATTGGATCATCCATTGTTTCTATAAATTCTGGTTTTGGTTTGGGTTGTTGTATTTGAGGTTGGATTGGTTGTTGTGTTGGTATTGCTTGGGCGAGTTGTTCTTGGTTTTCTTCATAAGGTTCTCTTTTTATTTTCAACTTTGGCTTTTTTACTAAAACAATCTTTTCTTCTACTACTTCATGTTTTTGATCAAATAAAGTAGCCACTAATTCCTTTATACTTTTTGTTTTTTTACCCTCCTTTGCCCTTCGTTGAGCCTCCATTGCAATATCTATATCCTCCTTTGAAGGAGGTCCATAAGCCTCCACTTTTTCATGGTACCATGGACTATCAAACATATGGCTGTGTGAAGGATATAAATCATTCACAAATCCATGAGGAAATGATTTGAGATCTTGTGCTTTTGTTTGTATTTTTAAGGATTCACAATGATTACATTGTTGGTTTTGTTTATTCACACCATATACTGGATTTCCACAATAAGTTTCCAAGTATACTTTATGTTTTCCATCTTGAAAATAAATTGTCAAATCTGAATTTGTAATTCTTTTTTGACACGTTGACCACATTGTTTATTACTAATAGTAGCTAGTTCAGAGCAACCAATTTTTTTGTATTAAAGAAAATATATATTATATTATAGATAATGTAATGTCAGTTCCATTTGAAAAATCGTTTGCAAGTAATTGGCGTTCTTCATATTGGTCTACTAAAAATATTGAGAATCCAAAAGATGTATATAAATATTCTAATAAAAAATATTGGTTTATGTGCACAGAATGTAATCATCATTTTGAAGCTATAATATCAAATATTGTTAATGGACAATGGTGTTCATATTGTAAAGGTGATAAATTATGTGAATCAAGTGAATGTAGTTTTTGTTTTAATAAAAGTGTTGCAAGCTGTGAAAAAGCAAAATATTGGAGTGTAATAAATAATATATCACCTAGATTTGTTTTAAAGGGGTCAAACAAAACATATTTTTTTGAATGTGATAAATGTACACATACTTTTAATCTAATAGTAAATAAATTATCAACAGAAAATGCATGGTGTCCTTATTGTATTAATAAATTATGTAATGATTTTGATTGTAAAATATGTTATAATAATTCATTTGCATGTCATCCAAAATCTAAATATTGGTCAAATGATAATATACTAATGCCAAGAAATGTTAGAACATCAAGTATTAAAAAATATGTATTTAATTGTGATAAATGTAATCATAGTTTTAGTTCATCATTAAATAATATAATAAAGGGTACATGGTGTCCCTATTGTTGTATAAATAGTATAAAATTATGTGATAATAATAATTGTATACGTTGTTATGAAAAATCATTTGCAAGTAGTGAATTATCAAAATACTGGTCAGCTAATAATAAAATTAATCCACGTAATGTATTTAAAAAAACTGACAAAAAATATATATTTAATTGTGATAAATGTAATTTAATATTTTCAAAACGTCTATTATCTATAGCATATGGTGGTTGGTGTCCTTATTGTAAAAACAAATCAGAAAAAAAATTATATACTTGGTTATTAAATCAATATAATAATATTATATATCAACCAAAATATGATTGGTGTATAAATACAAAAACAAATAGACAATTACCATTTGATTTTGAATATAAAAATATTATAATAGAATTAGATGGTCCTCAACATTTTAAACAAATAAGTAATTGGAGAACACCTGAAGAACAAAATGAATTAGATAAATATAAAATGGATTGCGCTATAAAAAATAATAAACATATTATTCGTATTTTACAAACTTATATATTTAATGATGAAATTCGATGGAAAGATATATTAAACGCAACTATAAATGAATTACTATTTACAAGTAAGCCTTCAATAAAATACATAGGTGTAGATCCTATGTATTTTGAATAACTACTTTATGCTTAAAATTATTACTAAGAGCTTCCCATGAAAGAGGAAATGCTTTACTTAACATGGTATGAATTGCTGTAGCATAAGTTCTAATTTCTTTTTGGGCTGATGGATCAAGACGTAAATTACATAGACGGGCATATCCATATAAACTCGAAGTTTCAATAAATTCAGTATACATACTTTGTGGTAAAATACCTCTTGCAATTTCTGGTGCTACACCATTTGCTAAAAGATCATTATATGTTTTTAAAGCTGCTTGGGTTTGTTCTGCAATAATACTATGAACCCTTTCAGAATCTTCTACTGGTGTTAACTTAGATCCTTGTTTTGCTTTTGGATCTCTTTCTCTAATTTCATCTGGCTGTGGTACCCAACATTCTGGTAATGTATCAACATAACGACGACTTACTTCATTACGTGAAAAACCTACAGTATGTCTCATCCATTCTCTTGCAACAAAAATCGGCATTTTAATACGAAAACGTACTTGTGGATGAAAAAATGGTGTAATATGATCATGTTTTGCTAAATAATTAATTAACTTTTTATCTCCTTCTGTAATTTCAAGTGATTCTTTATCAAAGGATACACGAGCCGCATTAACAACAGTTAAATCATCCCCAAACTTTTCTAAACATTCTACAAATCCAATAGAATCGGTCATTAACTCCTTTTGTTTGACGTCCATAATACTTGATTTATTCTATAGTTTATAATAGACAAGTATTTAAATCATTTATTTCTTCATTCCTAAATAGGCTCCATACCCAACAAAACCAAGTGCAGTAGCCCCTACAATCATTCGAGATAAACGCCAATATGGCATATAGAAACCAACTTCTGGGAAATTATCTGGAATATAACAGACTGGACAACTCTTTTTACTATCAAATGTATCACTATCATTTTCTTCTGTTTGTTCTGCAAAATAGGTCATTCTAAGAGCCCAATGACGAATTATACGTAGCCCTTTTAATTGGCTACATCCTGTTATATAATATTCAATATGTGTTTCTATTGGAAATGGATTGTCTAGTAAGATTTCAGCACCTTTTCTACTCAAGACATATGCATGAGCACCTGTAAAATCACTTACAGACCACCAACCTTTTTTATTGTTTTTTACAAGAGGGGTTCCATTAAAAGACCAACGATGCATTCCTAGAAGCCACATGTCCCACCCAGACTCTGGTAGTTTTGGTATAAGAGTATCGATATATTCCAATGATTTTTGATCTATAATTGTATCATCTTCAAACACAACAACATATTCTGCATCACTTTGTAAAAAGTTTTTCCAAATTGTTATATGAGATAAAGAAGCACCTATTGCTCCTGGTGTACAAATTTCATAATGGCTTCGACGATACTTTTTTAATATATTTTGACGGGTATGTAAACTTACACGTTCATCCTGTAAAACATTAATTTTTGACCCATCAACTGCAGAAAAACGTTCAAGTTGTTTGAATTCAGACAGGGTTGACTGTTTTGAAAAATTATCCCAACGGTCTGTACGTCTATCTAAATTTATTACAAAAGTCGGACAGGTTCGAATATCTTTAAGAACCATATTTGGGGGGAAGCTCTACCTAAACTGATAGTAAATAAATGAATAGAAATATGAATTCCATGTTGGGTGCATTAGTTGGTGATGCAGCGGGTGCTACTCTTGAATTTTGTCATAAAGATATTACTGAAGAAATGGCTTTAGAAGCAATGAAAATGCCAGGTGGAGGCACTATAGGTGTCGGTCCAGGTCAAATAACAGATGATGGTGAATTAACTTTGGCTTTATGGAATTCTCTCAATGTTTGTAATGGAAGTGGTATTACATCCTTTCCAACTGCGGCTGTAGCTAAAGGATACGGAGATTGGTATAATTCAAATCCATTTGATATGGGCGGTACATGTCAATGTGCATTTGATTATTATTTTGAGTTTTTTAAAATGAGATCGGATAAAAAATCAATAGAAGAATGTATTGCAGCAGTTAAAGAAGAAAATAGTGGCTCTGAAGCAAATGGTGCTTTAATGAGAGCTAGTGCAATTCCTGCATGGTTTATTAAGAATTCACATACAAATATTGAGTTTGCTGTAGAATGTGCTAAACAAGATGCACGTCTTTCTCATCCAAATATTGTTTGTCAAGAAGTAAATGCAATTTATGTGTTTGCTATTACCCATCTTTTACAAGGTGTTGGTTGTAAAGAAGTTCTTGAATTAACAGATACATTTGTATTAAAGAATTGTAAATCCGAAAAAGTTAAAAAATGGTATTTTGAAGAATCACTTGATATAAGTAGTCTGAAATGTACTAGACAAATAGGGCATGTCAGATGGGGTTTTGTATTAGCTATTTATTTTTTAAGAAATCCTGAAATATCCTTTGAAGAAGCTATAAAAATAACATTAATGAAAGGTGGAGATACAGATACAAATGCAGCTATTGTTGGTGGAATGGTTGGGGCTTATCATCAAATACCAGAGTATATGTTAAATCCTGTGATTTCTTTTGATTGTACTGTAGGGTCTAGCCGATATTTTATCAGACCTGCAAAGTATAGTGTTAAAAAGGTTTTATCTTCTTAGTTTGCGTGTTTTTCTATTGGATTTACCACCATATTGTTTTGTCCTTAAACTATTTGTGTATGTAGAACCAAGATTTATAATCCAATAATGATCATTAACTGAAAATTTCATTTTAGTATCCATAAATGCAGGTAGCCATATAAATAAATCACATTGGCGATCTTTTGGTACGCTTCTAAAAAAATCCATCCAAGATTTTGCAGACTCAAAAAAGGGTTTTAATTCTGAATATTGCACTCTAGTTAAAAAATGTTTGGCAAAATCATCAAATGACACATCTATATCTTTAGGAATAAAATGTATATCTACAAGTGTATATTGATTCTTATTTGATGTCGTCTCAAGTGTGCATGTTGAAACATTAAACATATCTTTTTATAATAGATCAATAAATTGTGTTTATATGTCATCAATGGAAATACCTAAATCAAGCAACTTTTCAATTCGGGAAGGATGTAATACATTTGCAACTAATTCTTCTTTAAAACAATGGATTCGTTGTCCAAAAGAATCATAAATTTTACGTCTGACTATATCAAATGTGTTTTTAATATGTGTATAAAATACATTAAGCTCCTTTTCTTCAAGAAATGCCATATGATCTAATGTTCTTACATAGTCTTTATGATATATACAAAGAGAATCTATAACAAAATCAATATACTTTTTTTGTATAATAAATGGGTTCAAAGTTTCACAATATAAGATTATACACATATTATCTTTATAAAAGTTATATGCTTTTCTAAATTCCACATTAATTTCTAATTGTACAAGAATATCTGAAAGATAATATAATAATGCTAGTATTCTATATTCTTCTTTTAGTCCTTCTATTATAAAGTTAAATTCTATTGAATATCTTTTTATTATTTGATAATCTAATGTTGATTGTGTTTTATATTTTTCTATAATATGTTTTTTTAATTCTTCAACATTTCCTAATATATTTAAAATTACTTTAACACTAAGATATTTCACTAATTTATCTGGATTTTTATTAAATCTCACGAGATATTTTGTTAAAGGATCTTGTGAAAAGTCGGTCATTTTATTGGAATGTGAATACTGTTATTAAAATTGGTTGTTTTATATTTGAATAATATACTATTTCAATTTTTTCATGCAGCTTTATTTACAGAAAGCATAGATGCAAGTGGATAGGATATAGTATCCAACCAAGCTAAACTTGACTCTATGGGTCTTTGATCCGATTCAAGTATTTGTGGTTTAGGAAACCCATTAAATTCTGTGGCTGTAGCTGTAGTATAGGCACCCATATTTGGAATATACAACCAATCTCCAACTTCTAATTCATCCATTTCACTTGAATTACAAATCCAATCTAAACTATCACATGTTCTGCCAAAAATTGTAGCGGGTGTTTTAGGACGTACTTTATCGTCTTCTGTAAAATAAACACGTGCAATTCGTGGATTTGCATGATCAAAAGGTATACAACTAAATTGTCCATAAATACTCTCATCAATTGTATATCTCCATCCGCCCCCAGCTCGAGGTTTTTTTCCAACAACTTTTACATATAAATCATGTGTATTGGCTGCAAAAAAACGCCCAGGTTCTGCAATTATAGTGGTTGGGTTTGCTTTGACTAGCCCTTCCTTTGCATAATGAGCTTGTTGTTCAAACGTTTCTGCGTCAGAAGACCATCCGCCACCAATATCCAATGTTTTAAATTCACCAACATACTTTTTTGCTTGTAAAGATTCCCATATAGCTTGTGTCATTTCTACAGCTAATTGAAATGCCTTTGGGGACGTACTTCCTGATCCTACATGAAAACTTAGACCTGTAATTGGCATATTGATTTGTTTAGCTGTATAAGCAACCTCTTCTACATCCTTTTCAAAAAGTCCGAATTTTACATTAAAAGGACATGTACTACTACTATCATCAACGGCTACTCTTAATAATACATTAGGTCTATAATCTGCTTCATGCATTTTTAGGAGTTCCTCTTTAGAATCTGCAGTGACCCATGGTACATTTAACATTTTCCCTGTTAAAATATCATTCGGTGTTTTACAAGGATTTGCAAGTAAAACGTGATCTTTTAAAGATTGTGTTTTGAATTGTTTTTTAACAAGAGACATTTCATAAGCACTTGCACAATCAAATGATATTCCAAAATTGTGCATCCATTGTAAAAGGATTGGATCGGGATTACATTTTACAGCATAATAAGGATGTACTTTTGGCAAGTGTTTTTTCCAAAGGACATATTGCTGAATAAAACGTTCATAGGATAACGTATAAAAAGAACCTTGTGTAGTTGGAAGGAAACGGTTAAAATGTAAGGACTTCAGTGCTACCGACTTGATATTTATATGCAACATTTTTTTAGGCTCGGACCGGACAGATAATACATTTTTCTTATATAATATTTAAAGACACTATATATATAATACTATAAAGAATGGATACATTACAATCTATTAAAAATGGGTTTACATATAAAACATTAGAATCTTTAGAAGCAGCCATTGCTGCAAATAAGGAAGCAACAGAAAAGGATGCTGAAGTTTTAAAAAGGGGGATGAAGTTAGTAGATGTGAATCCAACCCATTATTATTTTGCTGTAAATTCAAAAGAATATGTACCATATGGTAGAAAAGATTATCGAGATTTAAATAATAAATTCTTATCGGATTTTCATGTTTTAATTGGGTTTATTGCAAAGGAAGATTGTACATTTAAAGTCGAATATAGAGGTTCTAGACTTGAATTTAATATGAAAAAAGGGGAATTTGAATATGCATATGGAGATGGTGATGTATTTCCAATTACTAGTTCATATTTTTCAGATGAAAATAAGATTCGTGATGTACAGGGTGAAGTTTATATAATAGGGTGTAGATTTACAGATGGCAAAGCATATTTTCCAATATATTCAATGGATTTTCCTTTAAAGTTCAAAGGACCTTTAGAAACGTTAGATGATTCAAACGATAAGGAATTAATTGAAAAAGCAATAGAAAATGATAAAGCAAAGTATATGGAGAGATGTTAAAAGATAATAATAAATGTTGTGTATAATATATTTTTTAACATTATAACATCTATTTCTTTGAATTCTTATTCTTCCATGCAATATATCCATGACTCTTTTCCATAAAATAACTAGATCCTAGTTTTTCTATGGCAAGTTCTACAAGTTTACGTTCATCAGGTGTACAAGCTGCTAAATACTGACTTGCATCCGCTGGAGGATTGTGTGGAGGTAATATACTACGTGCATGTGTTTCAGCCATTTTATCTTTTACTTGTGTATCTTGAAAAATATAGAAATCAATTTTTTAGCATAAAGTAGGATACAACAATGGCTACACCCGAAGAAATGATTAAGATTCTAGAAAAAGTTGGAAGACCGTTTTCTAGTTTTTCAAAAGGAGATACAATACATGTAAACAATAAAATGGAAAAGAATTATACTTATAAACTTGACGAAGAACCTGGAAAGAATTTCGATCCAGAATTTAAACCCTATTTTTCACCAGCTCAAATGCTTCGTCTTGGAGTTTTTGGAGGCAAATATTTGAATGATTGTTTGGACGAATATCCACAAGAATGGTTTTTAGATGCAATTGCACTTGGTAAATTGAGCCCACAAGGAACAAATATTAGTCTCAATCTTTTTCAAATAGATAGTCGTTTACCATTATCTGAATGGGAACACAAGGGCTGGGTTCCAAACAAGCAAAAAAAGGTGGCAGCCTTGTATCCAATCTTGTCCGATGCAAGTATCAATAAAGATCCACGAGGCTGGTTTCAATGGTTTTGTCGCTATTGGATGGGTCGAAGAATTCCTGAACTTGATGCTGTGCAAATTCAAAGATGGAAGGCTTTTGTGAGACATTCTGGAGCTATTAAAAAAAATTGTAAAACAAACGATTTGAATTGTAGAACAAGACAACGACAAGCCTTATTACATTGGTCATGGAATCCTTATATTTAGATCTTACAAAGGTAAAGGGTTTTATTTATTCTAAATATTTTGATCGAATATAATAAACTATACTAAATAATGCACCACCCCATAAAGTATCACTTATAGCCATATAAATAGGGTAATCCTTAAAAGCTGCTAAAACAGTAAAATCGTAAACTGCATAAACGGCTGCACCAGTCAAGAATGCATCTTTAAGATTTTTTGTACCAAGTGCTAAAAAGGCAAGAGCGGGATATACAACTACACCAGCAATAGGTCTCATACGAACCTCACGATTTCCTTGTATGGCTTGAACAATTGCTGAATAATTCCCACCAATAAAGGAAAGCCATGGTAAATCAACTAGGAAAATAATAACAGCGAGAAGCAAAATTTTGTGAATATATTTCATTTTGGCTGTGTTGATGTAGTCCTTACTACTTAAGGAATCTTTAAAAAATATAATAAAATGAATAATGTTGTACAATTAGAAGCATTTGAATCATCCATCAAAGGTAGACGTATAAGATGGTTTTTACCACCTGGAGCACCGTCTGTTTATCCAGCAGGATTCGTCGAACAAATCTTTACAGAAACTCCAAACTTTCAAAGACGTATATTATTGACACATGCTTTAGCACAAGAATCATGGAAATTAACAGATCGTTGGGATTATATTTTACAACCACAATCTCCAATGGAATGGAGTCTCGTTCTTACCTTACTCTTGAATCTTCAAACAAAAACCCTTGTAGTTTGTACACCTGATTTACAAGTACCTTCTGCTTTTTTTACGAGATGTTCACAATTACCTAAACAATCACAAGCATATCCATTACCAACTATTTGTTATTTTCAAACACTTGCTTCACCTCTTCCACCAGATTTAATTCGTTTTGACGCAACTTTTTATCCTCCAGCAAAAGCTGTAGATGAATCTTTAATGGAAGCAATGCAACTCTCATTGGAACGATTAATGTCTGCCGATAAACTCGGGAGCTTTATAGTCAAGGATGCTTTAAAGGATCTACGAGGTGCTGGTGCTACACTTGTTGTAAGTTCTATTGAAGATCCTGATCCATACTTATATTGGTATTATGCTTCTGAACAAAAGGTAAGAGGAAAAGACCTATTAACTTCAGTTGTATTTACATTGTTAAATAGAAGTACTTAACTAGATGAGTGTACAACACCATTACGAATATAAAAATAGGATGGTCGATATTCACCTTTAACGGATTTAACAAAAAGTTCTATACGACCTTTTGGGTGTTTATTTAAATATTCTATTGCATCTGTTTCATTTGCAAAAAGAATCATATCTTCCCATTCACTAGTATATCCATCGGCTAAATACATGTATAATTTTTCCATTTATATATGTATTTTTATATTTCTTTATGTGCTTAAAGTAAAGATGCTTTTGGTTCTTCTAATAATGAAGCACTACCACCTTTTTTTGAGCCTTTACGAAAGAGTTTAAATGTACCTTTTTTTGCAATATAACCCATTTTACGGAGTGTTTTAATTGCTTTTTGTCCTAATGCATGTTTTCTACGACTTACAATACGACCTTTTTTGGTTTTCATTAAATCCTTCTTGTGGAGTCCACCGGAAGTATGTTTGGCAGTACCATGGAAAACTTCAGCTTTTGAGCCTACTGCTTTCATTTTACCACCTTCTTGAGCTTTACGAGTCATGTTTTTACGACTACGATTACGACGTGTTTGTGCCATTTCTACTATAAACGCATATTTTTTTACATTGAAAGTCTTGGTATTTCCCCTTTTTCAATTCGATCAATCAAGGTATTCATTTCTTTTGGATCATAGACACCAGCAAAATGGACTAAAAAGTCTCCAGGTTGCCATAATCGGGTTCCTCTAAATCCACGGAGATACGCATTAAATCTCCACGCTTCCATTGTACATTCAATGTGTGCATTGTCTTCGGGAGAATCATTCATGATATTACAAATGGCCTTGTTTTCCCACCAAATATGATAGATACAATCCGTTTGATTCCACACTTTTTCGAAAAAGTCGACTGCCCATTGGCTTGGTCGTAGTATCATATTTCCTGAATTGACATGTTGGCAACTATCGTATGTTAATAATAGATCCTTGTTTGTCGGAAGTAATGGTATCACGTGGTCTTCAAGACGAATGTCGGGATTTGTAATCCAAACATCTGCGTCTGAAATCCAAACATAGTCGTATTTATCCGCTTGTCCAGCAATCTCTTTCCACACAGGTACTTTACTCCATGCAATAGGTCTTTCACGATTCCAAATTTCTTCATGACATTCACGATATTCATAACCATGTTTCTTACAATAATCTCTCTTGGATTGAAGCATTCTTTCAAGATTTCTTCTATAATCTGCACCAATAGCAATGGTCAGAACAAGAATTCTAGAAGGGTCTATTGATTTTGTGGAGGTATTCATTATAAATATATTAGTGTGTTGCCTTTATGTTTTTGTTTTATGATTGCTATATAATAGATAGATGACTAAATACTATATTCGTTTATGGAATGATTATCCATATCAAGGTATCATAGATCAAAATGGAAAAGATGTTGAAGATATACTTTTATTAACAGCACCAATGTATAAACATGAAATGACTCAACAAGATAAATTTTGGAAGGCAAAAGAGGATAGAAAACTCTGTATTGGAATAATGTCATGTGGTCATTGGCCTCTTTACAATGAAAATGATGCTCATGTAAATGGTCGTTTAGCACAAATCAAATATCCAGAAATACAAGCAATTATTCAAGCAATGGATGGATGGTTGTATTGTTCAAGAACACCACCGTTTCCAAATGTACCCCATTTACTTTTAAGTGAATCTGACATGACAATACCTATCTCGCCAATAACGAAAATATGGAAAGAAAGACCCGTCGATATTGTTTTTTATGAAGGGTTGTCCGATAGTGCATATTACCATTATCACAAACAGGTTCCTCAGGCCATTCGAATATTACAATATATCAAGCAAAAAACTGGTTGTCGTATTGTTATTGTAGGACCAAAGGAATACCAAGGGTTTGAACATGTACCAAAAATGTTATGGCACGAATGGTGCAAGTATTTAGAAACTTGTAAAATTATTTTAACTACGGCTGTTTCTGATGCCTCTCCACGTACTATTACAGATGCCCTAAATCGAGGTTGTGCAATTCTTGTAAATGAAACTATTGTTGGTGGTTGGAAATATGTATCTCCTGAAACTGGTGCATTTTATAATCCATTAAAGGATTGTGAGTCTGCTCTTGAAGCCTATTACAAAATAATAGAAGCAGATAAGGCTGGAATTCTTCAACCTCAACAACATTTTTATTCCAATTTTGGACGTGAAAAAATGGGTGGAGAACTTTATAAATTTATAGATGAGTTGCGTATAAAGAAAAAAATGTAATTTAAAGAGTCATATAGTTTATATACATATACAAATGAATCAATCTGAAAAACAAGCGGAAGAAAATGATACTATTAGAGATTATACTTTAATGAATAAGATTGATAAAGTATATAAAACATTTAATACAGAAGAATTAAAATCTGCACATTTAATTATTGCAATTATAGCTGAACATCTCAATGAAAAACATTTTGGTCAACAAATTGAAATTAATCGTAAAGCACTTGTTAAAACATTTGAGGAACTTGATGAAATAGGAATGGAATTATTATATCACGCACATGGTGTTAAAAATTGATTTATAAAAATAGTATTATAAATTATAATTATAATTAAATGCCTCGTAAAAGTCCAACATGTCATAAATGTAAAGGACCTTTAAAAGGTCATTTAAATAAAACTATTTGCCCAAGTGAACATGGATATAAAATAACCAGTGATGGTAAATTTACGTGTCGTAATCAAGGTTGTGGTAAAATATTTACAACAATTTATATGGCTCAAAAACATTCAAATAGTACTAGTTGTAAGGAATTTAAAGGTGAGGGACTAGAAGAAAAGTGTCCTAATAATTGTGGCGGAACATTTTCAGGAATGAGTGCAAAAACAAATGCTTTATCACATTCTAAATCTACAATGTGTCCTAATAATCCTGAAAGAAAACCTGATCATAAAACCACTATAAAACATACAATTAAAGAAGATAATACTAAATGGTGTAATCAATGTAAAACATTTAAATCAATTGATGAATTTGCATTGAAGGATAATGTAAAGAATGATACTGGACTTGATTATGTTTGTTATTATTGTAGAGCAAGATTAGCAATGTGTCAAAATACAAAAGAAAGAGCTAAAAAAGAAGGGCATGATCCAGATGCAATTACATTGGATTTAATAAATTCATTAATTGTAAAAAACTGTCAAATACTTAATTATGAATTACAATACGGTGGTGATCCACAATGTAATAATTCTGCTACAATTGATGCTGTTATACATGAATTAGGTCATGTACCAGGAAATTTAAAAATAATATCTAAAAGAGCAAATACAATTAAAAATAATTCTACTTTAGCAGAAATGGAAAAATTAGTAAATGGAATTGAAAATTGGAAAAAACCTGAAATAGACAAAACTGAAAGAAAAAGAAAAGCTGGAAAAAAAACTGAAATAGGCCAAAGTAAAAAAATATGTTCTCTTTGCTGTGAAGAAAAAAATACAGAGGAATTTCATAAAAATAATGGAACAAAAGCTGGTATATCAAATAGATGTATTAAATGTACGAGTTTGTCTTCAATGATTAAAAATGCTAAACAAAGAAACAAAAATCCAGTAGAGATTAATGCATGGTTTCTTTGTCAATTAGCAAAAAATTTAAAATACTGTCCTATCTTAGGTGAACCATTATTATTTGGTGGAACTGGTAAACTTCAAGATAATAGTGCTAGTATAGACAGATTTGATCCATCAAAAGGATATACAGAAGATAATGTATGGATTATAAGTCATAAAGCTAACAGAATGAAATCAGATGCTAATTTAGAAGAAATAAAAAAAGTATACGAATATATGAAGAAATACGCATAAAGAAAAAATAGTTGCAATATAATAAGAATGGACAGACGTTTTTCATTGTCTTTACCTCCTACACTTGATATACCTCTTATACCTGACGTTATTAAACAAGAGGATGATGATAAAGATGATCAAGAAGAAAATGTTGATCTAAAAGATTCATCACAATTTATAAAATTTCCTAAATGTTTACTACAAATTACAAATAAACAAGACACAACACTCTATAAAATTCCGACAAGGGCTGCAAATGATGCACGTAAAATATGGAAACAAGCCTATCTTCCAAAACAAGCCTATGCCTATAACATTGAATCTAGTTTAATTGACTGGGCCTTTAACTATGCATTACTAGAAATAGAAGGATATTCAATTGTAAATATTAAATGGTTTTCATATAGCCATTGTAGATGTGAATCGAATTGGAAGGCCTTTGTAAATTGGATCTTGTGTGCATCATCAAGTACAAATCCTATTGTTGTTGTAGATGACAAAAAATTGAAATGAAAAAAATGAAATAAAGATGGTATCAAGACCACTTTCTCCCTAAAATGAACACAACTTTACCTAATGTTAATGTTAATGTTGCTGAACAACCAGTAAAGGATTTACTAAGTCCTAAAAGAGTATTTAATAAAACCATATTGAAAAAGAATAAATTACACTATAATAAAAATGATCAAGATGAATACGTTTGTTCCCATTGTGAATTTGTTTCAAAAAATCAATCCACAATGCATTACCATTTAAAAAAACATGATGGCCCTTTACCACATCCTTGTAAACATTGTGATGCAAGATTCCTTCAAAAAAGTTTATTAGATCTTCATATTCGTGCAAGACATTCTGAAACATTAGAAAAAAAAGATATGTTTAAATGTCCATGTAGCAACTGTGATTATCAAGATATACGTAAAGGAAATCGTAATATACATTTCATTCGAATCCACTTGAGAGATATTCTTGATAAATTAAATGATACACCTACAGAACCAAATTGTACAATAGCTTGTAAAGAATGTAGACAAAACTTTAAAAGTATGACACAATTCTTCTATCATGCATTAGGCTGTGTGAAAGTTGATTCTGGACATGAATATTACGACCAATGGATGTCTATAAAAATATAAATATAAAATAGAAACTAATAATAATGTATTTTAATGAACACAGTATTATGTTTATGGTTATATGTATGTTTTTTGCTGGATTTGCATCTACTATGAATACTTGGATTGATAAATGGGATGATTTTCGTTTTAGTTTGAATGACCTTTATATGGTTGGATTAATGACTGGTTGGATGTTATTTTTTATGGGCTTTTTTACTTTACATTCTAAAAAAACATTGCTTGGGTTAAGTGTAGTACTTGTATTTTTTATCCTTATTCGTAAACAATATTTTATATCAGAAACTCAATATTTAAAAGGAATGATTCCTCATCATTCTATGGCAATTTTAATGAGTAAACGTCTTCAAAATAAGCCAAATAGTGTTCAACCGCTTTTAGATCAAATTATTAAAAATCAAGAAAATGAAATTGTAATTATGAAAAAGATATTATCATCTCCGAACAACTTATAAGAAATCATAATGTGCAGCAAGTTCATACAAGTGATAACCAAAAGCACCAAATGCAGTTAAAAGTAAAAGTTCAAATGCTGGGCGTGGAGTATCTTTTTTCTTTGCACCAATGTATAATAATAATGGACCTATCCATAAAGCATGTATAAGATTTACCCAGACATAGGATGAATTTGCAGTAAGACGTATCCATGATTTATAAGCATGATAAAGTAAAACAATTATTCCAAAAACTAATAAAAGCATAAATGCAAAATCTGGTATATTTGCTCGACTAACTCCTACCCAAATAAGAAAAGGGGCTACTAGTAAAATATGAAAAAGATTGATCAGAATATGCTTGTCCATTCTAACATAAACAATGAATACAATTTATATTTTCACAGACGGTGCGTGTCCAAATAATGGTAAAAAGGCTGCACGGGCTGCTTATTCCGTTGTTCTTTGGAATTTACCTGGTTCTTCTGAACCTATCGGGATCGCCGAGCATGTACCAGAAAAAGAAGTCCAAACAAATCAACGTGCAGAATTACGAGGATTATTTCGAGCTTTTGAAGAAATACGTGTTCGAGAATTAAAAGGGGTTGTAATCATTTATACGGATTCAGAATATGCATTGAAATGTATTACAGAATGGGGTCCTTCATGGAAAGCGTATGGATATAAAAGAAAACAAAATCCTTCGAAACCAATTGAACATATAGATATATTAAAACCAATGATAGAATATTATGAACAATCACAACATTTTATCAAATTAAAACATGTTCGATCCCATACAGGAAAAAAGGAATTTCCATATTGTGGAAATGAATTGGCCGATAAATTAGCCACGGAGCTTTTATCTAATAACTGAGTATTGATTCTTTGTATATAAAATATAAGGAAGAGCATAAGCTACAAGGGATCCAAATGCTGCAACTAAATGCATTGGTTGTTGTTTAAGAATTACGGCTGTACCAATACTTGCAATACACATGAATGCGTCTCCTAAAAGTATTTTTGCACCACCTGAAGCTGCATAATCCTTAAAAACATCCATCATTGCATTGTGCCCTCTAGGAATTTGTGTAATAATACCGAAATAAAAGGCAAGATCATGAATGAATTGAGTACCAACAAGAGTACCAGTAAACCATAAAGGAGACCATTTACCATCTGCGAATTTTTCCTTGATATATCCTGTATAAACATATCGGGCTATTAAAAATCCAATAAATATAATCATAACATCGGCAATGACTGCATTTAATCCAAATAAATCATACCATCTGTTGAGTGATTGTCCAAAGACTTCTGGGAAATAACGTGTCATAAAAATGACGGCTACATCAACAGCTAAAACAGCTATAATTATATATAAAAGGTCCTTCATATTTTTGTAATTTCCAATATCATTGGCTTTTGGGGATGTATCAAGATAGGCATCTAAATCAATATCGTTTTGTGAAGTGGATGCCTTAGCTGGTTGTTGTTGAGGGGCCTGTTGTTGGTTTTGGATTTGTTGTATTTGTGGTAGAGGTGGCGGGGTAGCATTATCTCTACGAACAAATCCATTTGGCGGAAGTGTATCTTGTACAGTGGAATAATTCATGCTATCATACATTGTAAATGGTAATACATCAGACTGCATCCTTTCTTTTATAGGGTGTGATTATTTCCAAGGTGCATAATCAACTGCATCTAACCATGCATTATGATCTTCTTCTGGAACATTAAAATCAATTAAAATATCCTTAATTTGCTTTCTAGCTTCATCTAAATAATTTTTACCCAATCTTTTTTGTAGCGTCTTAATAACAACTACAATTTGATTTTGCATTTGTTCACCTGAATTCATTCCAACTTGAACCTCGTCAATAAATCCAGATAATGCATTTAATGTTCTTATAAATCGACCTTTAAAACAACCATTTTCTGAATTCTCCAACTCTTGGAATAATACTTCTTCCATTGCTTCTCTGTGTTCATGATCTTGTATTATTTGCCAGACTTTTGTTAATAATGTTTTGTAGGTGATAGGATACATTAAATGTTTACTATTTAAAATACACCATTTTTCTAGGTCAGGTATTACAGCTTCATCTTTTATTTCTAGAGGAATTTCTAGAGGAATTTCTGTCTTAGAACTATTATTTGTTTTAATAGGACGATTAAACCATACGTTTGAATTTATCTAATGGTTCTAGTTCCCACTCCTTTTTTCCATGTTTTTTATCGCTTGTACCACTGATGTTATATGTTGGTTTTGGTATTTTATAACATTCATTATTTCGTTCTTCCAATCTTTGTATAAATGTTCCATCAATTGCTGCTGTCATTTTTAATAATACATAGTATTGTGCTATACTCTTTAGGTAGTATTCAAAGTTTCAACACATTATGATTATTATATAATTTCAATACCTTATGATCATTAAGTAAACGACTAGTAATATAATGTATATCCTTACTTACCTGAGAATTAGGATCAGTAAATCCATGAATTATTTCTTGCGTATGATGTATTTTTAAAATATTAATCCATTCCTTCATATAAGGATGATCCACCATATTTTTTACAGCCCATTTTATTGCAATTAAATATTTTAAACTATCCATATCTTGACTATGATAATCATATTCCTCTTCAATAAAATCAATTAAATGTTCTTGTAATTCGTTTGCCTTTTTGTTTTTAACAATGTCATCTAATGCATTTAATTTAATCGGTGTTTTATATATATTTCTAAAATCTACAATATCTAATTTACAGCTCTTGTAGCCATCTAGAATCCATGAGCCATGTCCAATTAACTTTAAAGTATCAATAAGATATATGATTTGTCCTTGCGTAAATTTGAGATTATTTAAAGGGTTTTTTGGCTCAATCGAACACGGAAACATCCATTCTGAATACAATAAATCATGTTCCAACATTTTTTTTAATGTACTTGCTTCAAAAACAAACGAACCTCTTGCATTCACATCAAAAACTATTACAGGTTTTACAGGAGGGCAAAGCGTAGCTGGATCATCTGTATTTAAAAATCTGTCCTTGTATTTTTTATAAATCCATCGTTGAACAAATTTACGAAACATTGTGTGAATACGTTGATCTAATTCAAATAATAATTTTTTATTTATAGCATTTTCTAAAAGATTCAATGTATCTATCTTTCTTTTATTTAAACGTAGTTTATTTACTGATTCAAATAATGCTTGTACAGATTCATGTCTATCTTTTATTGTATTTTTAGTAAAACAAACTATGGGCTGATAACTTGAATGTAGAGCACTTATTGGAATAAAAGAGCCCATTTCTTCAAGAGTATAAAATGTAGATGTTGATGCAAATTTTTTACCAGTTTTTTTTATTGGTTTTTGTGGTAGCTTCCCTGGATGAAATACAGTCTTGGCTTCTTTTTTAAAATTATAATGATTAAATTTGGAACCACTATACTTGTATTTGTGTTTATAATCTAAATCTATATATGTATCAAAAAAATCATCACTGTCCATTTCTATCTTTATATATTGACAAATAGTTTAAACCTCTATAAAATATTCAATATTATTATCTTCATTTAAAATTCCAACCTTTTGACCTGATGCATTATAAATAGATTTATCTTCTTCATTACACCATAAAGGTTCTGGTTCTGGTTCTTCTGGATTTACAGGTGCTAAAACTTTAATTCGAGTTAGTTTCGTATAATTAGATTCATCAATAGGTTTAATGGCGGTTTTTTGATGTTCAAGACATTTCCCCGTACCAATAATACATGGATTTCTACATCTTGCCAATACCTTTTCAGAATGTACTATGATTGGACATGTATGGGTTAATTCTGTATCATCCAAAACTTGTAATTGTGTTTTCGGTGTTTTTTTAATAATTTCTAAAACTTCCTTCTCAGGAACTTTGAGAATTTTTGCGGCATCTTTTGCGAGTTTTCTGGCTTCTGAATCAAACGTTGCTTGTAGGGTTTTTAAAAGAGTTTGTGGAATTGTCAAAGTTGACATTGATTGAATGCTTGGTGATTGATTGTCTGCGTATAAAATAAAAGTTCAATTTTACGGACAAGAAAAAGGATTTATAGAATGAATGGTGGTAAAAAAGAACCACAAAAAAAGGAACCTGTTATACAAATAGGATTATTAAAAGAAGCTTGGGGACCAAGATATTGGAAAATATTACATACAATGGCTGAATTATCTGGACAATTTACAAATATAATTATGAGCAATGATGAGGCCGATGCATGGATAATCTTATTAAAAACACAAGCCTTTATAATGCCATGTAAACTTTGTAAAACCCATTATTTAGAATGGTTTAATTTAAATAAAGTCGATAAACTTCGTAAACTAATGGGCAAGGATCGTCAAGACTTTATTCGTAAATGGTTATGGGGATGTCATAAGAAAGTAAATGAAATGACTGAAAAAGAAACTCCTGATCTTGATATGCTACCTGCACTATATCCCAAAGTCTCCATTGAAAAAGAAGTGCGTGAACTTGCTTCAATGCTTCAATTAGCAATCAATACGCAACAACTTTTATACGAAGATGTAAAACGATGGAAACTTGTTATTCAACGATTAAGAGCAATGTACGGTTTATAAATGTCTAGTAATTCTAAAATTTGTATATTCTCTTCCATCTTCATCAAAGAAGGTGTGTTTATTTTGTTTTTTTGGTATGAATTCTTTTGCGTTTGGATTTAATTTTGATGGGCTACGAGTTGTCCATAATCTTGTATCTGATAATAATAATTTAACTTGTGAGAGAATGTGTTGTATTGCATCTGTCTTTTTTTTGTTTATTAACATAGTTGGCATACATGGGAAACTAATTTGATAGGAATCATAAGTATAATCATAAGGTATCATATTAAATAAATTTTCTAAATATTCATAAAGTGTATATTCATCAACTATTGTCTTGTTTTTATTTTTAGCAAGACAATCACTATCATTTGGACTTGTATAGTTTATACTATACATTTTTTTAGTTAAATGTTTTTGTTTAGTATAAGGAGACCATTCTGGTAAAATTACTATTATATCATCATTTTTTTCATCTTCGTCGACTCTTAAGTGAATTGATAAGTTTGTGAATTGCATTTTACTATTTATAATTTATTACTTTATCTTTTAAACTAATAAATTAATTGTTCAATTTTATTAAAATAATTACCAAAATGCAATTTTTTCAGTTGATGTATGAGAAGGTGAAATATATGCATTTGGATACACTTGTCGAACTCGTCTGAGTGCATCTTGTGGAGTTTCTCCTGCATATATTGGTTCTGTAGAACAAATACCACCAGTACCAACATAAACTTGCCAATAAATATAGTTTGGGTTTTTATATCCACATGCTATATCCCAATAATCTTTACAAGATTCACAATAATCAATCCAACAAACTGTTTTTTTAGTGCATTTTCCTCTACGATCAACATATCCATTATAAGTTGTAATATATGGATATTTAATAACTAGACCATATTGACCTTTTCTACGAGATGGATGTACTTTTACCCTTTTATCTTCCATATAGCAACAACCAGTTGTTGATAATTGACAATTATGATTAATACGACTATTTGACATTTTATGCTTTATCTTTTAAATATATTATATTATTCAATTTTTTAGATTAGTTTTTCACAGGAATACATGCTACTGGTGGACTATCCTCATAACTTTGCATAGGTAAAAGTCTATTACTAATACCAAATAAATCATCTAAACGACCAAGCCCACAGGATCTCATGAATTTATACCAGCCTACACCAAGACCTATACCAAGTAAAAGGCTCACTAATACACCGAGACCAGTCTCACAACCAGTCTTTGCATATCTTAGAATTGTTGTAATAATTCCTAATGCTACAATCATAACCATACTTATAGTTGCTTGACTCTTACGGGCTGATACAGCTTCTTGTGGGGCCTTGCTATTGGATTGTTTATCATACAAAGTGTAGGCATTAACAAATAAATAAGCAAAGAAAAAGGCCATCATAGTCATCCAATAACTTGGTACAGCATTTGCAGCACCAGGAAGACCACCTCCAACGCTCATAGGAAACATGGAACATTGTACAGCAGCACCATTTGGTATTAACCACAAGTCTTGTGGAATTGATATTGATTCTGGTAATTTTGTAAATAAAACTTCGGTTAGTCCATTTGTTATTAATGCAGCAAGAGGTGCTAAAATAAAGAGACCTACAAAGAAGAATAAAAAGTTGAAATTTCCTTGTATTAATCCTAATATTAATGTAGCACCTCCAAGAATAGTCGGAAGACTACGAAAGCCTTGATCTAAAAAATTTCTTGCTCCACAAATAAAAGACCCAATCGTATCCATATTGAACCTTCTTTTTCCTATTTAGGATCAGAGGCATTAATCTTTTGAGGCACAGACATACAATGGTTTTCCATTTGCGGCTCGATCAGCCAAAAGTGGAATTCCTAGAAAGTTTATAGAATCACGTCCAAATAAATAAACATGAATTAAATATACAATAAATCCAATTATTCCTCCTAGAATTGTTGAACCAAGTCCTGATAAAACAGAATCACAATTATAATAAATACGATAAAAGAGAACAAAAAAGAGAAGTAAAATACTAAATGTGAAACTTAATGGAATACGTGCATTCCATTCGGATTCATTCTTACCTAATTCCTTGAGTTCTTCTTGGAAATTAAGTGTACTTGAAAGAATATAAGTAATTACTGCTGACATGAAAAATACAGTACCGCTCGGAAAGGTTGCTTCACCCAAAAGTTGACCTATAATGGATATTTGATAAGGACTTGGAATTCCTGGTTTACATATTTGTGGTGTTGTTGTATTGTTTCCTTGTACACTTCCAATTAATCCTGCAAAAAGTCTATGTATCATTCCAAATTCAGCCATTGCAAGAACAAGTATTGCGAGTGGAAAACTTTGGGTTATTAATGCAAAAATACTGGATCCCATAAAGAGTGAGTCAGGAGATGAGCGTATTATATCATGAAATGCAGGATATAGAACATCAGACCCGAGATACTTAAGCGCTTTAAAATAAGAACTCATAGAGATCTCTTCTTCCTGTTTGTGGTATGGGTATTCCATCGTATTATAAAAAATTATGTGATCGTATACCGGGACTTTTAAGTCGTAAAGGTGGTGGTAAACCAACACATTTATGGATAGATTTTAATTGTATGGTGTATCATTGTATACGTAGACCTGGTGCAAAACCTTACGGGGGTGAAGATACTAGAATAGAATGGGAAGATACATTAATTGCAGAAGTCTGTAAATATTTAAAAAAAATAGTTTCAATTGTAAATCCATCAGAGCAAGTGTTTATTGGAATTGACGGAGTTGTTCCTATGGCAAAAATGCGTCAACAACGCTTACGTCGTTTCAAGAGTCATTGGGTGGCCTCTGAAGAAGTTCGTATTGGTAAAACGGTGGCGGGATGTCCTCGTTGGGATACAAACGCAATAACTCCTGGTACAGCCTTTATGGACCGTTTAGGGGGGGCACTTAAAGGGTTGACGGGAACAAGGGGTGGTGTGAAATGGATTCTAAGTGATGCAAATGAACCTGGTGAAGGAGAACATAAAGCAATGCAAGGAATGCGCAGTGTCGATAAAAAAGAATGCCATGTTATTTATGGTCTTGATGCAGATTTAATTGTATTAGCCTTATTACAACCTATAAAGGAATTATACCTTTTTCGTGAAGCTGTTGAATGTGGAGAAGTCCAATACAAGGATGACGAGGAAGAATACAGATATTTTAGTATACACAAACTTCGTGAGACCTTGTGTGAAGGTCGTGGCTCAGAAGCAGATGCATTTCTTTTGGATTATTGCATGTCCATGTGCTTTCTAGGAAATGATTTTCTTCCTCATGGCATGTCTCTTAAAATAAAAGATGGTGGACATGATATTTTAATTCAAATGTTGCAAAGTGTTTATAAAAAAGGTGTTGGAAATTTAATTGTAAATGGGTCTTGGAATTATATGGCTCTTGTAGCTTGTATAGAATGGTTGGCATCATCGGAACAATCTTTAATAGAAAAACATTGTGCATCAAAACTAAATCAAAAAAGCCAACATCCTAGGGGTACAACTCCAGTTGAATTAGCTGTCGATGAATGGAATAAAATACCATTACGACAATGTGAAGAATTTGCACTTGTAAAGGCGTTTCATAAAAATGGTGGAGAGAGTCGTGTTGTATTAGTAGAAGATTGGAAACGTATCTATTATGAACGTTGGTTTGGTGTAGCTGTAGAAGGTGCAGGTGTACAAAGAATTGTTTATGAATATTTAGTTGGTCTTGATTGGATCTTACAATATTATACTGGCAAGGAAGTAAATAAAGAATGGTGTTTTCCTTGGCTTTTACCACCATTATGGTCTGATATATTGTCAGTTTTGATTAGTGATGGTGGTAAAGAGGTAGTAAAGGCTCCAAAACCATTAGAGTTCAATCTAAAACCACAAGAACAACTTACACTCGTTCTTCCTCTTGAAAGTTGGTGGCTTATTCGAGATCCTATACTTCGTCGTATACCACACTTGGCACCTCATTTATGGCCTACTGCTTTTGATTTATTTACAGCAGGTCATAAACAAACATGGGAATGTGAAGCACAAATTCCACTTTTTACACCAAGCAGATTGCGTTATTTACTTTCTAATGGAAAACAAACTTTATAAGAGATGGGACAAGCACAAAGTGCAACACAAATTGATCCAAGACATGTTGGAATCTATAGAAAATTACTAGCAATTCAAAATCCACAAACACGACTCGAAATGATTGATACACTTTTAGGCGACCCGAACATTGTTTATTCGGCCAAACTTGGAGGTGTTTATAGTTCTTTATTACAATATGTCGGTGCTATCCGATATGGTAGACCCCCTCCGCCTCTTGTTGGTGAGACTGTTGTTGGAAAAGTCCTAGAACCACCACAAATACAACATAGACTGGCACAACAATCGGCTCCACAAGCTATCCAATACCATCCACAAGCTTTTCAAATGCCAGTACAAAACTCAAATCAAATAATACCAAGTGTCCAATCTAAAGATGATTATTTCAAACAAGTCTCCAAACCAAAAAAATCAGAAAAGGCTTTGAATTTCTTTAGTGCTTGTTTGAGAGTTTTGAATATTCAAGAAGAAGTAGCCTTGACTAGCGATTCACTCAAAGCAGCCTATAAAAAAGCAGTTATTCGTGCACATCCTGATAAACCTGGTGGTTCAAAAGAAGCCTTTGATGCTGTAACACGTGCCTATGCATATTTAGTTGATATTTTAAAACTAGTCCAAGGGCAACAAACAAGAGGAGGTGGAGGTTCTGGAGCTGGTGGCGCTGTACCAGAATTAAATACAGTTCATGAACAACGAAAATCTGCAGCTACTGAATGGCAAATGCCAAGTGAACCTGTCAAATTAAATCCAAATAATCTAAACTTGTCTGTATTTAATCAATTATTTGAACAAACAAGAGTTCCAGATCCTGATGAAGATGGGTATGGGGATTGGTTAAGAGATGAAACAGACAAGAAAGGTAAGAAAAAAGGTGCCAAGAAATTCAGTGAAGACTTTAATCGTGAAGTATTTAATCGTATGTTTGAAGAAGAAGCTGAAAGAGAACGTGGATCGTCCTCTACAGCCATAATGCAATTTCAACCACAAGAATTAACATTGGCTCCAACATATGGTGTAGAATTAGGACGAGACCGCCCCTCTGATTATACTGCTGCTCCAAATGCATCTCTACAATTTACAGATTTAAAATCAGCCTATACTAAAGAAAATACAGTGTCAAATCAAATACGAGGAGTTCGTGTTGAAAATAGAGATTTTAATAATTACAAATCACAACGAGAAAGAGCTCCTGATGCCTATAACGCTTCTGAATTAGCATCTCTTCAAGCATTTGAACAACAGAAAAAGGCACAAGAAGAACAACGTCGTATAAGAGCTGCACAAGAACATATTAGTGCTAGAGATTATTTTGAAAGAATGAAACAACTTGTAATTACTGAAAAATAGTGGGTTGGTTGAGTTATGATAGTCTCCGATTCTCTCAAGTTAAAAATTAGAAATCTTTAATTTGAGTATTAGTTTAGAGATGGACAACCGTACACTACTTGTTCCCGCCACACTTTTTGTTGTAGCTATAGCCGCTGCTACATTTATGAATTGGAAACAAAAAAAGAGTATTTTTTATGATGATAAACTTCTTGAAAGAGGATTAAATACACCAACAATTTGGATTTATGTGGATGATACTGATGTAAATAGTCGTTGGTGGTCTGATTTTGGTGCACGTAGTAGTCGTGTCTTAAACTTACCATTCTTAAATTTATGTTATCAAACCATAGTTGCTTCAGCAGGAGACAAGTATCACATAGAAGTTATTGGTGGATTAGCTGATGCTGAAAGACGTTTAGGAAGTCTTCCTGAACCAATGCGCAATAAACGTTTACCATTACGAGACGAAGAAATGACATATTTAAAAGTTGCCTTTTTGGAACAATTTGGTGGATTATGGATGGGTCCTGCCACAGTAGCTCTCAGAAAATTACCAGAATTACCAAAAGAGAAAATCGTATTATTTGGCTCAGATCCACTTGAAACTTATGCAAGTCCACAAGGAACTTTTTTACCAAATCAACATGCAATGTGGTCTCCAACAAAAGGTCATCCATTCTTTGTACAATGGAGACAAATGCTTCATGAACGTATTGAAAGACAAGCTACTGGAAAAGAAATTCGTAATGATAAAAACTGGGATATTCTTTTTGCAGGAACTGGTAAAAATGATATTATTGTAATGCCAAATGCAGAATTGACTCGTAAGAAGACTGGTAGAAAGATTGAACTTGATGATATTTTAGCCGCTGGTACAGAAGGTGTATTACCTTTTGATATTCATCCCGAAACTATCTATATACCTATTCCATGGCCTGAACTTTTAGAAAGACGTGTTTTTGGTTGGTTTTTAAGAATGTCTGAAGAACAAATCTTATCTTCTGATTTAGCTATATCTCATCTTTTTAAAGTATTGATTTAAGATGTATTGTGAGTTTATTTAAAATAATTATATTTCCTTATAATTATTTTAATTTTGTGCAAAATTAATTAAAATCAACACTTATATTTTCCAACTCAACAGTTATTGGTTGAATTGTATATAAAATGACCTTTTTTCTATCTCGGGTAGTTTCTTTTGATACAATAATCCATCCATGTGGTTTAAGAATATGTTTTAATATAGTTATCCAACGACCTTCATCTGTATACGATAAATACTTTTTGGCCTTTGAAGGTTTATAATATGGTTCTAAAAGAATTATTGCATCTACTGAATTGTCTGTTTTTATCATATTTTTTTGAAATGTATAAGGAAAAATAGTTGATAAATTTAATAAAGTTAAAATATCATTGACTATACAAAGAGGGGGTGTTTCTACAAATAAGTTGCTGTACATGTTATCTAACTGCCTACCTACTATCTGTTATAGATTGACTATGTTTTAATAGCCCTGCGTCATGAGAACAACATAATAAATCTAAAAAACTGCATTTACTTTGTGCATGATATGCCCAGCCATTCACCAAAAATGTATAGAGTCGCTCTTGTGCTTCGGATGGTAGGACAAAATATAAATCTGCTGTTTGTTGCACTGCATGTAAAATATCTTCAAAACTCATTCCATTTTGCCACAAGAGTCCTAGGTTTTCATATAGCTTATCGGGTTGAACATAACAAATCGCCTTGACTAGAGGAATGACTTTATCATAATCATGAGTACTACAAATTTGTTTAGCATCTTGTACTGTTGGAGAATCTGGTGAAATCCATTGTAGCAGCTCCACCATTTTATTAAATTCAGCAACAGAAGATAAAGATGCTGCGGCTAACCAATTTCGAACTCCTTCATCCTTTATTGTATAATTAATTCGTTTTAAGAGCGTTTCCATATATGTCATGACAGGAACAGGTATAAACCTTACAGGTTGACAACGACTTTGTAATGCATGAATAAGACATTCACTTGAATGGGCTATAAATAAAAAACAGGTCAAATATGCAAATTGCTCCATAGGTCTTCTAAGAGCTTGTTGACTTACTTCTGGAAGTGTATCTGCATCATCAATTAAAACCCAACGGATTACACCAGATTTTTTCACAGACCCTCTTACAAAGTCAGCAAGTCTTGCTCTCACTGTATGTATACCCCTATCTTGATCGGCTGTCAAGAATAAAAAGAAATCTGGATCTCTTGGTTCTATTTGATGTAATCGAGCATAACTATCTAAAAAATCAAATGCCATTGTCGTTTTACCAAGTCCATGCATACCATAAAAGAAAAGATGTGTAGGTTTATGTAAGGCTTGTTGACATATCGCTTCTGCCTCATGTTGGGCTAGAATTGTGGTTTTCATTCAAAGGTAGTGGGTAGTTCTTACTTATTTGATTGTTCAAAGTCTTTAGGAGATTCTTGTGTTGCGTTTGCCTCGTTTACAATAGAATCAAACGCATCGTAATTTTTTGTACAATGACATGCTACATTTACTTCCTTGTAAAGCCTCATGGATATACTCATAGGTACATTGAGAAGTAAATTGTAATAAGTTGCTTGAAAATCGTCTCGTTTTGTACCGTGTATCTGGATTTTATGTAAAGGGCATTCATAACTGCTGTTGTCCATTTGTCTTTACCTAGAAATAGCATCTAAACAAAAAATACTACGAATCTTACAGGTGTACTAGAGTAATGTCAAAAAATCTCTATTCTATTTTAGAACTTGACAAGTCAGCTGACCAAAACGAAATACGAAAACAATATTTGAAATTAAGTCGTACATGGCATCCAGATAAGGCTACTCCAGAAAAACAGGAAGAAAATACTGCAAAATTTAAGGAAATTCAAACAGCCTATGAAATTCTAAGTGATGAAAAATCAAAAGCATATTATGATCAAACTGGACAATTACCTGGTGAGAATGGAGGTGGCGGTCCTCCACCTGGATTTTCATTTGGTGGTCCTGGATTTGGTTTCGGAAATATACATGAAATATTTGGCATGTTTGGTGGTGGCGGTCCAGGAGGCCCTAGAGGCGGTGGTGGTCAAAGAAAACAAGGAAAAGCTCCTTCAAAGAAACAACAAATACCGTTTAATTTAAGAGATTTTTACTTTGGCAGAACACTTCAAATACCAATGGAAAGACAGCGTTTTTGTAATGATTGTAAAGGAGAAGGCTATACAAATACAAAAGTCTGTACAGATTGTAATGGTGCTGGTGTTAAAAATTTTGTTGTACAAATGGGTCCAATGATATTACAAAATCAAGGTCCATGCCCACCTTGTAAAGGTAAAGGTAAAGTATCAAATGGTGAAGCTTGTGGAGGATGTAAAGGTAGCAAGTTTATAAAACAAACTCATACAATTGATTTAATTATATTAAAAGGAATGAAGCCAGGAGATCAAGTAGTATTTCCAGGTGAAACAAGTCATGATGAAAATTATACAGAACCGGGTGATGTTATTATAGAATTAGTTGCTGCAGATGAAGATCATGGATGGGAACGTTCTGGAGATAATTTAAGACATCGTGTCAATTTATCTTTATCGGAAGCTCTTTGTGGAAAAGTTGTGCGTTTGGAAGGACATCCAATGTATGAAAAAGGTTTATTTATAAAGGTACCGTTTGGTGTTCAAAATAGGCAAGAACTTGTTATAGAAGGGTTAGGTATGCCTAGAATACATAAAGAGCAATATGGTGATGTAATTCTTACAATACATATTGTTCCAACAAAAGAAGAAAAAGAGATTTTAGAACAAAATGTTGAACATTTTCGTGAAATTTTCAAGTCAAGTCCTGGTGAAACTGAAGGAAGTCCAATTTGGGATGCAAAATCTTTAGTGTATTGATTGTATAACTTGTTCTAAGTGATTTATTGTTTGAGATACTTGTTCTATGACTTGTGAAACACGATTAATGGTTTGTGAAACTTGTTCTATAGTTTGTGAAATTTGTTCTATTAATTCATTTGATGTAGTGTTTTCTGGTTCTGATGAACCAAGTAGTAAAGGTTGTTCAAGAATTATATTTTCAAGATCAGTTAAAGGCATCATTTTTATTTTATTACTTTATAACTAATAAAATAAAAGAATCAATTTTATACTATTAAAGTGTTTACATCTTTGGTGCAAAAGCCATTGGGTCTTTAGCTATCATAGCCCATTCTGGGTTGAGTCCAGCTTGTTGTTCTAAAGATGCAGGAATTAACATCTTACCTTCATCTTGAACTGGCATTGGAAATCTCATTTCTGCATAAGAACCACCTGAATGACGACGGGAGCCACCACCCCATCTATATAAACCACCACGTTGTCTATTACGACGGGATAAGGCAATTCCTCTATTTGCTGCCTTTTGTCTCATAAAGTTCATTCCTGATTGTCCTAAAGATTGTCCTTGTTGTCTTGCATAATTCATTGCTTGTTGTTGAGCCATTGCACCTTGTTGTTTTGCGTAATTCATTGCTTTTTGTTGCATCATTGAGCCTTGTTCTTTTGCTTTTTGTGCAAAACTAGACATCATATTTCCAAGGAAACCGCCACGTTTTGTTTTACGTGCTTTACGGCTTTTACGGCCTTTACGACTTTTACGACTTTTACGACTTTTACGACTTTTTTTTGCTTTTGATTTTCTTGATTTACGTCTTTTACCACCAGCTTGATCACTCATACCACGAATTTCATCAAAGGCTTGATTTAATGGTAAGAGTTTTGCTGAAGCAACAAGATCAGCTGGTAAAACGGAACCTTCTGCTACTGCGCCCGGGTATGGACCATAACTTAATGCACCACCATGTTGATTTTTATGCATTTCAGCAAATTGTTGTCCTTGTGCTAAATTTAAAGCTTTTGGTGCATTCATACTTGTATCATTAATTGGTGCTACAAAACCACCACGATATTTACGTCCACGTGATTTACGGGATTTACGTTGTGCTTTACGACTACGTCTTGATTTTGCCATTTTTTCTACTAGATGGTTGTAAAAAAAAGCGCAATCTAAAAATAGAAAGATGGAACCAAACTGGACCAAACAAATTTCAAGTAAAGCTGTTTGCACAACTTATTACTACATTTTCGTTTTATACGCCGTAATTGCTGTTTTAGCTGTAATCGGTACCATTGGAATTTTAATTAGCTACAAACTTCCCAAAGGTCTGTCAGTAGGCATTGGTTTTCAAGGCATTTTAACTGCTTCAATTGCTGGTGTCCTTGCTCTTTTCCAATACCTCGTTTGTTCCCGTTCTTTACTTGGCGAAGAGACTGTTGTTGTAAAGAAAGGTGTTGCTGTTGCTCCTCAACTCTAAGCATTTCCAAAGCCCGATCTGCATAATTAACTGTAAAGACTAGTTTTCCTTGTTTTGCTAAACGATTAGCCAATTTCTCATTAAACTCACTGCGTTTATTGAGAAATACCAAGAAGTGTGTTGACTCACTTTGAATTCTAAAATCACGAACCATTTTGGCTCTACGATGATGACGAGTCCAATCAGCCTCATAAATTTGACATGAAATATTTAAGGTATCAGCCCAATCGGAAATAAATATACTACTCGTACCTTCGGATGGTAGGATTACCCGATCAGGTGGTCGTTCTAGTTCTTGTAGAATTAATAAGAGAATTTCTTCTGTAATTTCTGTTTGGTTCATATCATTTCTAGAACCAATAATTCCTAAATAAATAGGATTTCCTTTTTCAAGAGTTAGAATTATATCATCTGTAAAATCAGTCATGTTAGTTTTACAAATGATATAGTTGAATCTATACATCAATTTTTATTTTTAGAGTAATAGGTAAAGTAGATAGCTAGAATGAAACATGGGTATCATTTTTATAGCATGTTAGAAAGTATACAATATGGTATTTTATATTTATTTGCCGCCTTTTTTGGTGGTGTAAGTCTTGATTTTTCATTTCCCCATTATGATCCAAAAAAACCAATGGATGTAATTTTAAGAGAAGCTGTACTACAATCTGTCTTACTTGTTTTAACTGTAATAATTATACGTTTTTTTGTGAAAAAAGTTCCTATCCTTTTTCCTGTGCCATTTAATTATATTCCACACAGAATTCCTGAGTTTAATGGTGAAATGATGATGGGATTTATATTCCTAGGTTGTCAAATTAATCTTATACAGAAGATTGATTTTCTTGCTACAAAATTATACAATTATTTATTTGATAAAGACAGAAATTTAAAAAATGGTATAAGACATGGTGCTTAATCATGTTGTAAAGCAGATGTTGAAATTTTACGTTTTTCAGTTTTACCACTTACAATATAAATGGAATTTTCAGTTAAAACTAAAAAATCTTCTTGATCTTTAATACCAGCCTTGTAGATTTTTTGGATTAAACTAGTATATTCATCATTGTTTTTAATTAATATTTTTTCCTTGGTTTCTGGATCTTCACCAAAGACTGCTTTTTTTAAACAAGTATCTGCATAATAGTCTAATTGAATAGGTCTATCGGTTTGTTGAGCAATTTTTGCAGCTTGTAATAAAGTTTGTGCAGATGGAAGTGGAGTTTCTAAAGTAGCAACGGTTGTTTGTTGTGGAGTAGCCATTTGAAACAGTTCTACGTCAATGTCGTAAGATATATTTTGTTTTTTGTACGCAGACGATTCGATTATGATTCAGGAAGACGAAGAACATCATGTGCATGATCTTGAAGAACCCTATTTAGGAAATTATAGGCTTCTTCTAACTGATAGAGATAACGTCCACCTGTAATAATAATTTTCCCAGTTTGAAATACACTCATTGTTATTCTTTTACATTCACCGGGACCACTGCCAGATCCTTGTCCTCGACAGCGTTTACTACATAAACAAATACCTGGACGATCTGGATCAGGATTTTGTTCATTATAATAATATTTTGTATTAACTCCTTGATAAATTGTACTTTCAAAAGTGCTAAATAATCCATAAGTACGACTTAAGATTGTATGAAGCGCATTTCGATTAATACAATGGGCTACTTGATAATCTGAATTTATAAGTTGTACTTTGAATTTTTGTAGACTTGGTGGAGATGTAAAGACTTGTTCAGATGTTTTTACTTTAACTAATTCTGCTAATAACCATGTTAGTGCATCTTCTGCAAACTTTTCGGCAGGTATACCAGTCATTTGTATTCCTCCATTTCCAAACAATTTTACATTGACTTCCTTGAATTTTGTATGTTCTGGATTGGTTGCTTTACGAATAACTATTGTGCTTTGATTAAAGAAGGTTTTATCACTAACACTTCTTTTACTAAATAAATCTCTACTTGCGAAACCAATTACAGATTTATCATGTTCCATTTTTAATACACCTTCACCTGGCCACCAAACAGGTACAAGAATTTGTGAAATATTTTCAAAGAGTAATTTAGCATTCATTGTTGTCCCCATATTTGCTGTAATTACCTTTGTACTAATTCTTAAAGGCGTTGGTTTCACATAATCTGGTTCATTTGACATTTTTTTGTTCTTGTGCTTTAAGTTAAGAATCAAAAGTGCAAACAATTTTTTTCAAAATATTGCCTTTTATTGTAGCAATATGAGATTGATATAATTCTGAGGGCATTGTCTTAAAAACACCTGGTTGACTTAGATTTGTTATTTTTAAAACTGTATCAATATCAAGAATCCCAAAAATTTGCCCAATCCAAAACAGATCCTCTAGGTTTCTTCTAGACAAGGTTTCGAGGGTCGTGTCTTGCTCATTCACCCACTTCCAAAAGGTTTTTGCAAGTTCTTGTGCTGCATTTGGAGCATGTAAAAAAATACGTAAATCTCCACGTAGTCTTACAGCATCAAGTGGTGTTGGAGATTGCTTGTCTGGTGCGTATAATTTAACTCTTTCAGCTAAACATTCTGTTGGAAGTGGATCAAATCGTATTCTTAAAAAACGATGATGAAGTGATTTTTCAATACCACTAATTGTATTTACTAGGAATAAAATACAACAATTTTCAAGTGGATGTTGTTCTAGGACATGTCTGAGTGCCAATTGTGCGGATGCTGTTAAGGTTTCTGCCTCATCAAATACGAGGAAACGAGGTAAATCTTTATGTTCTGGAAGTAGGTTTTTACTATTAATAAAAGGAAAAATACGCTCTCTTATAGATTCTAAACCTCTTTCATCAGATGCATTGAGAAAAAGTGTCGATCCTGGTGGCGGTTTATTGTTTAAATACCAGCTTTCTATAAAAAGTCTTGCAGTCGAGGTCTTGCCACTCCCTGGAGGTCCATAAAATAATAGGTGCCTCAATCTCTGTGAATCTTTACGAATACATGAAAGTATTCGTTGAACACGTGGATTTGGAGAAATCTCCATTATCCTTTCAGCCTAGAACAATTGGTCAATTGTCTTAAAGTCCTTATAGTCTAATGAATCTAAAGGAGATAGTGCGCCTATTATGTAGAATAAAATGCCTCCAAGAAAAAAGACTGTCATTGCTGCTGATGTTGCAAATGTTGCCCCTGTTGAAGAAAAAAAAGAAAAGGAAACAAAACCAAAACGTGAAAAAAAATCTACAAAACACAAGGTTGTTGCAATAATAACAGCTGATGGTATTCAAGGAAGTTTTCAACCTGAAATTAAAAGACCTTTAATTGCACATTTACCAATTCATAGTTCAGAAATACAATTTCATGATCAGCCTTTTGTATATGATCCAAAACCACCTGAACAATTTGAAGCATTTAATGCAGCAGACATTGACCCTTTTTCTGAAGAGGCTGCATTTGAATCAACAGCAAGAGAACAAGATCAAGACCATGACCAAAATGATACTTTAGAACAAGAACAAGAACAAGTAGAGCCAGAATCATCATCTAAAAAACAAAAATCTACACCAGCATCAGCACCTACCTCTACTTCTGCTCCACGTAAAGAATATGGCCCAACAAAACTTCTTGTACAATTTGCCAATACAAAACATACCCATGAATTACCTGCTTCAACCGATTTAGCATGTTTTTGGTGCTGTGATGAATTTCAAGGAAGACCATGTGTTATTCCCATGAAAATTGTGGATACTATTTGGCATGTTTATGGTAATTTTTGTACACCACAATGCGCAATGGCTCATTTATTATCTGAATTATTAGATACGCATGTAAGATGGGAACGTATTGCATTATTAAATAGATTATATTCTACAACAGTTGGTAAAATTTATCCTGCACCAAGTCGAGAAAGTTTACAACGTTTTGGTGGTCCTGTTTCTATTGACGATTTTAGAGCTATTTGTGATGCACAACGTATCCGCATAGATGTTCATTTACCTCCAATGGTAAGTATATTAGCTTCTATGGATACAAAACCTATAGATTTTTACGAATCATCAATGAAAAGTAATGCATTAACACCTTATCAATCTATTGTAAAAATGAATGATGAATCTTCAAACTATAAATTAAAAAGAAGCAAACCATTAAAAGACAAGGAAAGTACATTAGATGCATGTCTTCAAATTATAACAAGAGTGAATTAAAGAAAAATTGGACATTGAAACTTTTTTTCTTGTAAAGTATACCGATTAAAAAATGGCAGATACTATTCATTACAGTTTATCCCTATTTCGTGATACAATTCTTAATGCAGTATCTAGATTAGAATTTGAATTAAGAGATGCAGGACTAAAAAATGGGTCTACACCACAACAATCCAATGTTAGACTCGAAGAAATAATACGTGATCTTAGTAAAAGAATAGAAACACTTGAATCTAGAAAAGAGATTGATTTAACAAATGAGTTATTAAACATGAAAGCCACAAATAATACAAAAAATGTTATCGTATCACCCAATATAAGATCTACTCCAGCTCTTACTGCAGCTGTAGCAGCAGCATCAATTGCATTACCAGAGTTTGAATTAAATCATGATAATTCAGATTCGGATTCTTGCTGTTCATCTGATGGTGATGTAATTGAAACAATATCTGCTATCGAAAAAGATGAATCGTTTGAAAAGAATCACAATATTGAAGAAGTGGGTGTAGAAGAACAGGAGGCTGAGGTTGAAGAAGAAGAGGAGGTTGAAGAAGAAGACGTGGTTGAAGAAACAACTGAAGAGGAGGAACATCATGAAGTAATTGAAGAAGAAACCGAAGAGGAGGTTGAAGAAGAGCAAGAAGAATTAAAAGAAATTAAAATTAAAGGTGTTAAATATTTTATCGATTCAAATAATACAGTATACTCTGAAACAGAAGATGGATATGAAGAAGTAGGTACATTTAATCCTAAAACAAAAACAATTGAAGCAATTGTGGTTGAAGAGGAAGAGAAACAAGAAGATGAGGAAGACGATGAGGAAGAAGCTATAGAAGTTGAAGATTTTATATACAAGGGTACAACGTATCAAAAAGATCAAGAAGGAAATGTATATCTTGACGGTGAACAAATAGGAACATGGAATGGTAAAAAAATAATCAAGAATGCTTAAACAATCTAGACATAATAAGGATAGAAAAAAGATAAATAAATATGGATAATTCTATAGATATATATTTAAAAAAAGGTATGTATTGGGCTGCACCCTATTTTTTATCACTCTATGTATATCTATATGATTTCCTTCTAATTCTTTTTAATCAAACTATTCTAACAGCAGGAGCCATAAAAGAATCGTTTAATAATGATAAACATTTAGGATTTTTTAAAATAGATTCAACATATATTCCTGCAATTGTAAATACATCAGATACATTTAATATAGAACCTGAATGGATCTTTAATTTTAAAACAAAAACATTTACACATTGTGAAATTGGACATCATAACAAGTGTTTTCGATTACCTTATATTGGTGCCACTATAATAAATAGTCATAATGATAAAGAAACAGTTGTAGATTTATCAGAATGGATTAATGATATAAAAGTCTATGCTTCTGATTCGGCTATTCCTCTACAACTTTTAGCTGCTACATGGTATTATATAAGTAATAGGTCATTTATATATAATTACAATACAATGAAACTAGATGTTATAACAGATGATGGTGATACAAATATTTATGAATTAGGTACCCATAAACCACGTTCACTCTCAGAAGAAACCGAAGAAGGTGAAATAAAAGAAGAATAGTTTTGGTTGTGTTGCGCCACAAAAAGCCTAAACAATTTCAGTACAAATTGCATAGAGAACTGGAAATGCCTTCTTTCCAGTTTACAGATCCAATCCCTACAGGGTCGTGGTGTTTGTATTACCACAATCCTGCAGATACGAAATGGACACCCGAATCGTATCAACTCATTGGTACTGTAAAAACATGGGGTGATTTTTTTGCCGTATTACATGAACTCCAAGATTCTAGTATTCAACATGGTATGTTTTTTTGGATGCGTGAAGGTATACCCCCATTATATGAAAACCATGCAAATATAAAAGGTGGCTGCTACAGTCTTCGTGTTAGTAGAGTAAAAGCCTCTCATTATTTTTTATTATATAGTATCGCTTCTATGCTAGGTCAAGTTGTACATAATTCTTCTGTTAATATTATACAAGGTGTTAGTATTAGTCCTAAACGAATTGTTGAAAAAAACCAGAGCTTTAATGTCATAAAAATCTGGAATAAAGATTGTACAAAATTTAATAAAAGTGATCAACTTGTTCATTTAGATAATATTCAACAATGTAGTGATATTATTTATACTCCTCATATTCAGAAGAAACTTTAACCATTATAATTTGGTCCATTAAGAACATTTACATTATTTAAAAGTGTAAAATAAAGTCTTGGTTGTTCTGGATGTGCGGAATCGACTGCACTTATAACAATTGGTGTATCAACTGCATAAAATGTATTATAAGGTAATTGATATGTAAGAAGAAATGGACCATTAAATGTAAAATCATCAGATATGGCACGTGTTGATATAATTTGTTCTTTTTCTTCAACACCTGATACTTGTGTATTGGGTACTTTAGCTGCTCCAAAATATGTAGTACCTGATACATTTACATAACTACTTCCTTGAAGGACTTGATATGCTTTTACATATCCCTTTTGTTCTAAACGCCAATCTGTTAAATTTATTGGTGTTGTACCGATTAACTTGTAGAGTTCTGTAATATATGTATATATCGATGAATGTATATATGTTATTTCTACTCGTTTTCCTATATCTCTCGATGGTAGTGTTGGAATACACCATGGGGCTGAATAAAAATTATAACCCTTATTAGAGTTTTTAATTATAAAATTCTTTTCTACAACAGGTGATGTTGTTAATCCAGCAGTATATATACCATAAATATTTGGATCATCATCTCTTAAAAACAATACACCTGGATAATCTGAATCAACTGCAAAAAATGGCAACATGGAACTTAGTGCACCTGGCAACCATTGCACTGGAGCTACACTAACCTTTGTCTTTGCCGGATTTGAGACTGTTAGGACTGAGGACATCTTACTTGTAAGAATATATATTTTTTGCGTTTAAAACATATATATTTTTATCTTGATTGTTTATTTATTTTTAATAGCTGCTAAAACCATTTTAATTTCTCCTAAATTGGCTACAGTATATCTTATAATAAGTGGAAAATCATTTTTTAAATAAATTTCAATAGCTGGACAAAGATTTGTACATTTTGTGAAAAGAACAAGATGTTTAAGTTGAAACACTCCTTGTACAATTTCATTGGTTTTGGCGGTGCGTTGGACTTTCATGGATGTATTTTCAGAAATCATTGTTTCTTGTTCCGCAAAATCACCCAAACACTTGAATATTAAATCTCCACCAGAACTCGTTATTTCTACCTTTTCACCATCCCCAAGCCCATTCATATCTCGACAAATCTTTTGAAAATCGGCTGATGGCATGTGAATAATACTTGTAAATAATAAACTTGGAATTGTAATTTCTTCCACATTTGTATCAAATATTTTTAAGAAATAGTTGGTTGTTGTAGCCTTGTCTGAATTTTCCATTTTTATACCAAGTTTATTTGGATTTTTGGCTGGAAGATATAAGGTTAAAGAATCATTATTTCCCATCGTTTTTATAAGTTTAAAAAGATAAATCATATTAATGCCTAAAACATGTTTTTGTGGACAATAATATTCATTAAATCTATCTGCGTACAATCTAAGATAGACTAGGACTGTATGTGTTTCATCCATAGCCATAATTTTAATACCTGTGCTATCAAATTCCAAATTAGCTTCTGTTAAAATTTCTTTTAAAGCTTCTATAAGGGTTCTAAATGCAGCGGCTTGTATTGTTTTAATCTCAAAGAGATTTCCATTTGCATTTGGAGTAGCAGTAGACATTGACATACTCTTAGACTGTTTAGTTTCTTTAGGCAAATTATAAAAAGTCGGGTAAACGCTTTAAGAGGTGCGTTTATTTATATATAAAATGGAAAAGGCTAGTGGTGATCTACCTTCTTCTTGGTCTGAAGTATGTTCTTCAAAAGCTGTTATGATGGGTTTAAAACGTTATGCATTTCGTAGAGAATATTCTGCTGCTAAACTCGGAATGGTTGGTATTAAAAATATTGAATTTGTCGATTCCTTTGATGGATATAATGATGATATTGATAAAGCATTGGAAAATCTTGGTATTAAAATGAATCCAGAGTTAGGTCCTGGACATAAAGCTTGTAGTTATACGCATTTACTTGAATGGAAAAGAATGATTGATGAAAATGTACCTTACCGCATGTTTTTTGAAGATGATGTTATTGCACATTTAGATTTACCAAATGGACTCGGTCAAAAGTTTTGGGATGCTACTCCTAAAGATTTTGATGTCCTCTATTTGGGAAGTATGTTGCCTAATAATCCAACTGTAATTGGTAAAACGCTCGATGATCCTAATAATATAATTATTGATCTCCCTGTCTTTTGTTTACATGCTTATATCTTAACTTTAGAAGGTGCTAAAAAGTTATGGGCTTTAGCTAAAGAAACAATTGCTACAGAAAAGCACTTGGTCATGTTAGATATGCAACTCGTAAAATGGCAACTTGATAAAAAAATAAAATGGTGTGTATGGAATGCCACTTGGATACAAAAATCATATCCAACCTTTGATGAAGGGCTTCCATGGAAGGCTTTTTCAGATATTATTATACCTCAAAAAGATGTTGGATTGTTTTGGCAAAACATGCGTGTAGGTACGACACTTAATCATCCTACACTACAAATAACAGTACCACAATATAGTTTATGAGGCGGTTAATGAATATAAGCATACCTTGTCTTCAAAAACTTGATTTCTTTGAATTCCCTTATAGTCTAATACAAGTAGTTTAAGTTGAGTATCCAATTTAAATGCCACAGTAAATCCTATAGTCCATGGTTGATATTCTATGGAACGTTGTATTTCAACTGTTAAACCGGGTACTTCAACATCATTATAAAAAACTGGTACAATCTTCTTTTGCATTGGGTCTTTTTAAAGGTCTATCTGTGTTCTTTAAATAAATTTTACGAGGGGCTGGATGGGTTGTAAAAATTGATCAAGGGTGGGGGTCATTTGCAAGTATAGAATACAATTAAAAATGGCTGAAGTTTATAAAAAACACACACACCGTGAACACATCCTCGAACTTCCTGATACTTATATTGGTAGTATTGAAACTACTGAGGAATCAAGATGGATCTATGATGCCACCACTTCCAAAATGATACATCGTAAAATCCATTTTAATCCAGGTCTCTACAAAACCTTTGATGAACTTGTTGTTAATGCACGTGATGCTCTCGTAAGAAGTCAAGGAGATGCATCACGAATTCCTGTGAAGCGTATTGATATTTCTGTAGGTGATGTTGATGGAAAATATACAATTACTATCAAGAATGATGGTGATGGTATTCCTATTCAACAACATGAAACTGAGAAATGTTGGATTCCTGAACTCATCTTTGGGCATTTATTAACTTCTAGTAATTACAATAAAGATGAAGAAAAGATTGTAGGGGGTAAGAATGGATATGGGAGCAAACTTTGTTCAGTATTTGCAACATACTTCAAAATCTCTATAAGAGACCCAAAAACTCAACAGAAATACGACCAGGTATGGAAAAATAATATGAGTATCTGTGAAAAACCTCACATACAAAAAGACAAGGCCACAAAAGGATATGTTGAAGTTGTATATGTACCAGATTTGACTCGATTCAAAGATGTTCATAAAGATGATATGACACTTGCTCTTCACACAAGAACTGTAGAGTTAGCAGCACTTGTTGGAAAAGATGTAAAGGTTACTTGGAATGGTGAAGAAATCAAAACAGATACATTTGAAAAGTTTGTTCGTTTATTCTTGAAAACCGATTGTGAAAAACAAGTAGCCTATGAAAAATGTGGACCTCGTTGGGAAGTTGCAGCAGTCTTGACAAGAAACTTATTCAGTGATGAAGCAGGAACACCTGATGATAAACATATAAGTTTCGTAAATGGTATAAATACACGTAAAGGGGGTAAACATGTAGAGACTGTACAAAGACATGTCTTGAGTGATGTTTGTGAAGCAGCTACTAAAAAGCGTAAAATGGATATTAAACCTGGTCAAATCAAGGATACAATAACACTCTTTGTAAATGCTACTATTGTAAATCCAGCCTTTGATTCTCAAACAAAAGAAACCCTTACAACTCCTGCAGCAAAATTCGGAAGTACTGTAAATATTTCTCCTAAATTTACAGAAGCTCTCGTAAAAGCTGGTGTATTAGATGAAGCGCAAACTATAATGGATGCTAAATTAGCTCGAGATACCAAGAAAACCGATGGAGCTAAAAAACGTACAATTTATGGTCTTCCTAAACTTGAAGATGCTTTATGGGCAGGTACATCAAAATCCTCAGAATGTACACTTATTCTTACAGAGGGTGATTCAGCCGCTACATCCGCTATTGCAGGTCTTAAAGTTGTTGGTCGTGAAAAATGGGGTGTATTTCCATTAAAAGGTAAAGTACTCAATGTTAAAGATATTAGTAGAGATAAATTCAATTCAAATGAAGAACTTACAGCCATTAAAAAGATTTTAGGATTAGAACAAGGAAAAACTTATAAAGATACAGCAAGTTTACGTTATGGTCGTATATTAATTATGAGCGATCAAGATGTAGATGGATTTCACATACGTGGTCTTCTTATGAATTTGTTTCACACAGAATGGCCAGAACTTATGAAGAATGGTTTCTTATGTTCTCTCATGACACCACTTGTTAAAATGTCTCGAGGTAATGAAGTACTATCCTTTTACTCAGAAGCTGAATTAGAGACCTGGAAGGAAGCAGTTGGTGCAGATGTGGCTTCTCGTTATAAAAGTAAATATTATAAAGGGTTAGGTACGAGTACACCTGCTGAAGCTCGTGAATGGTTTGAAAATATTTCAGATATTCGTTATGAATGGGATGATAAAACAGATCATTGTATGAACTTGGCCTTTAATAAAAAACAATCAGATGAACGTAAATCATGGCTTTCAACCTATGATCCTAAGAAATCGATTCAACCATTTGTAGATACAAATGGAAAACGTCATGTAAACTATAGTCAATTTGTAAATGATGAACTTATTCATTTTAGTAATGCTGATAACTTGAGAAGTTTACCTCATATTATGGACGGGTTCAAACCATCTCAACGTAAAATATTATTTGCTTGTTTTAAAAGAAATCTTCGATCTGAAATAAGAGTAGCCCAACTTGCTGGGTATGTTTCAGAACATGCTGCTTATCATCATGGTGAAGCTTCATTAAATCAAACTATTGTAAATATGGCACAAATATTCGTTGGGGCTAATAATATTAATTTATTAAAACCAATAGGTCAATTTGGTGGAAGACTTCTTGCAGGTAAAGATGCTGCATCTCCCAGATATATTCACACACATCTTGAGTCAATTGTTGATAAAATCTTCAGAAAAGAAGATGCTGCAATTCTTAAACATTTACAAGATGATGGAGATATTGTAGAACCTGAATCCTATTTACCAGTTGTACCAATGATTGCTATTAATGGTAGTGTAGGTATTGGTACAGGATTTAGTACAGATATTCCTCCACACAATCCAAGAGATGTTGTATCGCTCCTCAAAGAAAGATTGCTAGGGGGATGTGAAAGTTTATGTGGAAAAACTCTTAATCCTTGGTGGATTGGTTTTAAAGGGGCTGTTGAACGCAAGGAAACAAATCAATGGATTACAAGAGGGATTTATTCTTGGGATGATGCAACATGTAGTGTAAAAATAACTGAACTTCCTGTTGGAGTATGGACAAAAGACTACAAGAGTTTCCTTGATACAATGGTGCAAGGTGAGGTTGATGATAAGAAAGGTGCTAAAAAAGGTGATGACGAAGAAGAAAAAAAGAAAAAGTCAAAACCAATTCTTAAAGGCTTTGAAGATTTATACAATGATGTGGATATAAACTTTACACTTTATTTAGATGCAGATTATTATAAAAAAGCTCGTGAATCTCCTGCTGATTTTGAGAAAATGTTTCACTTAACATCTTCTTGGAAAACTAGCAACATGTGTTGTTTTGATACTGGACTAAATATTGTTAAATATGATACTATTGGTGATATTCTTGAACACTTTTACACAAATCGTCTTCTTGCTTATGAAACTCGTAAACAATACCAAATAAATGCATTAAAAGATGATTTGAATGAATTAGAATCCAAATTAACTTTTATAAGGGCAATTGTCGATGGTAGATTAAAAATATTAAATGAAGAAGATAGTGTAGTTCTTGCTGGTTTACAATCCTTAGGCTTACCACCTCGTTCCAACAGAGCAGAACCAAACAGCCTCGATGCCTTTGAATATTTACTTCGTATGCGTGTCGATAGAATTAAAAAGTCATCGATTGAAGATGCTATGAAGGCTATTGAAGAGGTTAAACGTAAACTTTTAGAAATAGAATCTACAAGTATTTCAGTCATTTGGAATAGAGAATTAGATGAATTTATAGAGGCTTGGAATAGCACAGAAAATAACATGAATGCTATTTTATCTGCTTCTAGTGAATTAGTTGTTCAAAAAAAGAAAGTTATTAAGAGAAAAGTGTAAATATAATTATAATTATTTTAATTAGCATCAAAAACTGTTAATAAAGTTGCATATCTATATATACTATTAGCAACTGAATAATATTTTACAGTTATTGGTGATTGAAAAACCCATACTGTTTTATAAACATTATTTTCTTCACCAGTTACATATTCTGAACCAGAAGGTGGGTAATCACTTAATCCGCTTGTTGTTTCAGATATAATTTGACTTGGGTTTGTAGAAAATTGAACTTTTGTCATTACTGGTTTTACATATAATTCTAATTCAGTAGGAACACTACCTTCTTCGTCATTAATCCAAGCTTTAAAAAAATCTTGTACAGTTTGACCTAAACCTAATACTAATTCTTGTCCACCCATGATTTTACATTGATATTCAGGTTGATTACCTAATCCTGCAAAAGAACCTATAGTTAATAAGTTTGTTTGAACATTATCAATTATTGCAATTTCTAAAATTCCTTGGTTAGTTACATAAAATGGTACAGGTGTATTATAATTTAAGATATTATCATTATAACATGGTGTATCAATAGTAAAAATTTTACTTAAAGCCTTTTTTGGTTGTGAAGTAAATCTTAAAACCGATGACATCTTCCTCTATACTTAATATAAATATTTTTACTGGTAAAACAGACCACTTAAACCTAACCGGGTAAAGAGGTCTACATAAATTTTCTGAAAGGGAGTGATTTGGTACCTGCGCTAGAAACTTGCATTGGTTGTGGTAATGGAGTTGGTAAAGAGCTTATATCTTTTAAATAATATTCATACATACCTACTTCACTCATTACACGAGGAACAGCCCAATCCACTACAAGTTTGTTTAAATCTCTTATTTGCCCGGGCAGGTCATATTCTAAATTTTTTGCGTATTGTAAATACAAACTTCTCATAATAATTTGTAATTCATCTGCGCTTTGTTCATCGATAACCCAACGTTTTTCACCACTACGGTCATATACTTCTTTACGAATTGCGTTTTGAATTATCTTGGTATTCTCCGGGCTAAAGAATGCTTTACTAAGCGTATTTTCCATCCAATTTCCTCGCATCAAATCTTGCCCTGAACTTTCATCGACTGATGTCCGGTATCCAAAACCCCCTTGCGCTGGATTTGCAAGAAATCCACCAGCTGAAGGTGTGGCGTTTAAATTCACCCGACCGTTATACCCCCCTACAAAGTTTTTGGTTGTGTACGGAAGTACAAAAGTTGGTGGTGCTTGACTCGTTGGATCCATTTCCTTCTCTCTGTTGAAAGACTTTGATTTCTTTTAAAAATATTTTCTCCGACAAGGGTATAGAAGTAGTAGAGATGTCAAGTTTAATTTCACATGTCAAACAAATCCCTGCAAATGCTGGTTATTACATCACTGTTAATGACTGTAGAAATACAGTATATGCCAATATCGGTACTGATGCAGCACCAAGTATGGCAATTGGACCATTTATCAGTTCAATGTCAACAGCAGGTCAAGCAGTATCATCCTTAATTGCAGGAACAGGTTCTGGTGTATTCAAAGATATGGGTAAAACCTTAATGTCTTCAAACCGTACTTTCCGTAAAGTACAATTACTTACAGCACAAGCTGCAACTGAAGGTGTTGCTGGAGCAGATGTTGCACCAACAAACTACTTAACAGCATACATTGAACTCCCAGGTCAACATGGTATCTCAAGTGGATCAGGAAGCTTTACACCAGTTGCTCGTTTAGGTTAAGTTTTTTAGTCTTTAATTCATTCTAATTTTCTATAAAGAATTATAATTATTTATAGAAAAATATATTTATTATTGATTTCAGATATTAAACCATATATACAGTATCCATTTTGTCTTTGTCATCGAGTTTCACATCATTGACTACAAAACCTTCAATGAAAGGAATTACAAAGCCACTATAATCTTTATTTAGATTATGATAACATTCAATACAAACTATAAGCAGAGTACACAATGCACCTGTGAGAAAATAAATGAGTTCTGGTGTCATTTTAGTATTTGTTGTATATCTTTTTCCAATACATGTCCTACTCAATTTTACTATCTTTTAATTAACTTTATATAATGATAGAGAGAATACCCGATGGACTATAGTTTTATAGCATATATTTTTATTAGCATAGTTGTCGGTCTTGGAGCCTTTACACAATTAAATAATTCCGGACGAACATGGTCAGCCATCCTTTGCTTAATCTTATTTATTTTAATCTTTGTTTTTTATGGCATGAGATGGTTTCAAGGAACAACCTCAAGATTTACTTATAGTGGTTCATGGCCACCATTAATTAACATGTGTCCCGACTATTTAGTATACTACAAAAATGGAAGACAAGATACATGTATTGACTTGGCTGGTGTAAACAGAAGCGGTGGAGCATTACAAACATGGACAAAAGAAGAAATTAATAATCCTCCATTAAATCCTAATAAATATTTTCCACATGTCTACAAACCTGGTTTAACTGGTGATAAATTAAAAGAACTTTGTGATAAAGCAATGGAATATGGATTAACTTGGGAAGGAATAACAAATGGTGAATCATGTACCTTTGTCGCTTAAACAAAGAATGTAAATTAACTACAAATAGTGAATGGAGACTGATTATTGTTTTCAACCAGAGGCCGAAAAAGCTCTCTTTGAATGGATGAGTAATCGTAAAACTCCAGCTTTTCTGCTCGTTGGACCTCCTGGGATTGGAAAAACGACACTTGTACATCGTATTATGAAAAAAATAGGGTATACATTATGTGAATTTAATGCAAGTCATACTCGGTCTGGTATTGCATTTCGTAAAACTATATTACCTCTCTTAAAATACGGTGGAGTCAAGGAATGGTTGCGTGATGGAAGCCCTGATCGTATGGGTGTTTTACTGGATGAAATGGATGGTCTTAGTGGAGGAGAAAAAGGTGGTCTCTCTGAATTATTAGGATTCTTGAGAGAATGGAAACCAAATGATAAATCACATCCACTTGTCCTTATTTGTAATAATTTACACGGAAGGCCCATGGAACAAATACGACGTATCTGTACATCTATGATTCTTAATCCTCCTAAACCTGAAGTAATTATGGAAACTCTTAAATCAACTCATGAAATACCAGAGACTGTAGCCAATTGTGGGGACCTACGTGTTATTTTTCGTCATATTGATGGGTTTCCATCCTTGGATCAACAAGTTCATATAGAAGACAGTAATTGTACAAGTGCGTCCTTAGAATGGGCTTGGCATTGTCTTCATGCAGAATATGATCCATTTATGACTGTAGCTCTTGAAAACAATGAAGCAAATTTAGCGGGTCTCGTTTTACATGAAAATACTCCACAACGTCTAGAAGGATTTGATGATGCTCTTGAAACTTATAAACGTATTTTTAATATTTTGTATATAAGTGATTGGGCTGATTTTTGGGCCTTTTTTTACCAATGTTGGCAAATCTTACCCTTAACCCAACAATTGAAATTAAAAGTAACCAATCAAATCTTTAGCCAAAAAGGAATGATAAAAGAGCCACCTTTAGCTGAAAATCTTGTTTTTACTCGAGTTCTAAGTCGTCAATCTGCTCTTTTTAATGCATGGCGTGAAATGTGTAGAATACATGATTTACATAATATTCCTATACGTTGTGTTTCCATGGTTGCTGGACAATTTTCTGAACAAAAAACAAAAAACTTGTCCTTGAAGTAAAAATAATTCTAGTATTGTTTAATACTACATATTATTTTTTTATTGTTTATGCGTTATGCATGATGTATATTACTACTTGTATTGTTTTCTTCTTGTTGGTTTTGATTTATATTAGTATTATTAAATTCACCATTGTGTAATAATCGAATAACATTTAATGGACCTGTACGCCCTAATCTATAGGCTCTTCCAATAGCTTGTTTTTCTTCTTCAGGTGTCATTGCATGAATTAATACAACATGTGTAGCTGTATTTAAGTTTAATCCTGCTCCAACAGATTCTGTAGGTAAAAATAAAACTCGTTTTTCTCCATTTTCAAACGATTTTATAGTTGAGGCAATAACATCCTTATTTCCTCGTAAAGTGTGATAGGATATTCCTTCAAAATCACAATCTCTTTCTAATACTACAAATGGATTTTCATAACGACTAAAAACAAGTACTTTTGCATCTGGATTCTCCTTGAGAAATTTCAAGAGACGTTTTGGTTTACTCATTAATTTATCTTCCGTTTGTTTTTCTTTTTGTTTTCTTTTTGTCTTCTTTTCTTCATCTACAAGATGGATTAATTCTTTTGTTTGTATGGATCCTCGACATAATGGACATGCAGATTTATTTGCTAAGGATTTTAAAATACATGCTCCACAAAAAATACGATGACAACATGGTGTAAGCGTTGCAGAATTTTGTTTTGGATCATCATAACAAATAGGGCACTCTTCTACTGTAGTTGCAGTTAAACGTTCTCTGAATGATTTTAATTGTTCTTCTATCGAGGTTATTTTTGTTTGTAAAGATTGTATTGCATGTTCTTTTGCTTGGACTGTAGAATAATCAATGGTAAGTTTAAATGCAAGGGTTTTCTTTAATCTATCAAGTTCTTTTTCTCGTTCAAGGGAAACGGCATCCACAAGATTCATAGGTGTATCAGAAGATACTCCTAATTCTTGTAGGGCACCATCTATATTTCCTGCATGAATCATATTTTGTATAGTTGTATTTACGACACTTAATACTGCTCGAAATGTAGCAGGTTGTTCGCACATAAATGTTGTTTCTATAATTCTTGGCATTTGACGACTATGATTTAAGAATTCTTTCGAACAGGTTAATAATGTCATTGCTCTAAGATTATGTGAACTTTCATAGGGATCGAGCCATCTATTTGATTTCACACGAAGCCAAGTGACTCGACCATCATATCGAGGATAGGGATATGGTCTGTTTGTTATAGGTTCTCCTATTTCAGATTTTAACCAATCTCCTAATTCTCTTGTAAATCGTGTTCGATGTTGATTATAATAGTCAAGCATTAATGGTCGAATACAAACTCCTTGCATGATAAAATTAGGCCATGTAGCTGTTATAAACCATACAAATGGTGCATCTAATTTTGCGGATGTACCCCTTATATAAATCGTATCTGCTTCATCTACAAAAATACGTTTCCAGTATATTCCATTTAGAGTTGCTAATTCAGCAAATTCTGAATATAATGTATTACTTATTAGGACGACATCTGAATTGATAACTTCAGTGAATGTTTTATTTACAGCTGTTCCAGATACATCTTTATGTGTATAATCCATTAATGGACTAATATCTTTTACAGATTTTGCATAAAAAACATCGAGTGTAGTATGTTGTTTACAATACCCTTGCCATTGTTTATAAATAGTATGCGGCACTATAATTAATGAAGTTGATCGTTTTTTCTTGTATTCTTGCGTATAAATTGTAAAGAAATGGTCTCGACTATTTGGAAATAAACAGCTACGTTTTGAAAGAAATTCGGATTGGTTTTTTAACATGGCAATATAAGCTAAAACAACAATACTTTTACCAGTACCGACTTCATCTCCTAAAACACCATAGTTTGTATACGTTAAAGTTTGTTTAAAAGGAATACCTGATATACTTCCTTTTTCTCTATCTTCCATTGCTGCAATAAGAGCAAGTTGATGATCCAAGAGTGGTAATTTAATTTCAGGTGGTTGTCTAGCTTTTTTTGAGTCGATTGTAAGCTGGTTTTTAAAGGCTACATCAATCGTTTTTAATATATTTTCAGTAGTCCAATAATGAGTTCTAGCGCCTAATGGTAAATCTTCTTCGGTCTCAGAGAAGGACACGGTATCATTTACATTGCTGCCTACACCTACAGAATCTTCAGACATCTTGTTTTACGAAGTATTAGTCCTTAAAGCTGTTTTCATGTATCCTTGCATAAATTCATCATATCCTTCTTGATTTTCGTGAGGAATATAAATGTCATGTTTTAATCCAATTGATCCTTCCGTATATAAATATGATATAGGATCAATAGTACCATATTCACAAAGACCAAAATCAATTATCCATAGTTTTCCATTTGACCAAACCCATTCTAAATCGTTTGGTATTATACCATTATCCAACAATAAACGTAAACCCTTACCCATTAAATTTGCAATTGTTTGAATTGTCATTTGTGAGTTCTCAAGCCTCCAAATTTCACGCATGGTATCTGGACTAGCAAAAAACCCACGTGTTGGATTTGTTAAAGAAACTGGTTCAGACATTTTCATTCCCCATGATTCATCTATATCATCTTGAGTATATCCTAATAAAATATGTACTTGTTCTTCAAAATCCAATGGTGGTTTTAAAAGTTTCATTCCTAATCCACAAAGATAAAGATCATTTTTATATTTTATTTTACGAGTTGAAAAATAAGTTACTTTAGGAATTTTAATTTCAGGTAAATAATTTTTAAATAAAAAATAGGCTTTTTCTTGTATTTCTGCCTCTTTTTTCAGAACCTTGCAATTTTCAGTATCCATAAAAATTTTTAATACTTCATTTTGTTTTGTTTTTAATATTTTACCATATCCTCCCGCTCCAATAATAGTATAGCTATCATAATTAAAAATACGTTCTATTTGTCCTAGTTTTCCGCCTCTTTTTCTTGTTTTCATATCTCTATAAATGTAAAATATATTATACTTTATATTTATATTATTTTTCCACAAAACTATGGATTAGAATAAAATGCACAGAGTTTTTTATCCTTTATAAAATCTTTAACCTTGTATTTTGTTCTTTTTACAACAACACCATCAATATTATCTCTAAGTTTCTTTTTATCAAATGTATTTTCAGAATGACTTGAAACTAACATTACCTTCATTGGATCTAATTGTACCATTGGATGTTTATAATCTTCTAAAAAGCTACGTTCTTCTGCAAAAGTACAAGATTCATCATAAAGGTGTGTTTTTCCATAACTTGATTTATATACAAAGGTACCGTTTGTAGCATGATTAGGTCCATAAGGTCCGAATTGAATTATTTCTTGTGTATCCGTAAAATAAATAAAGATTTGAGAGGATCCTGCTAATTCTACATTAGGTCTTGACATTATTTTATAAACTCCGTGTGCTACTCTTTCTGGTACATAATAGTCATCATCGTCCATACATATACAAATATCTCCCTTTGCTTCTTTATTTAAAAGATTACGTTTTGCTCCAATCGTTAATTTTTCAGGTAAGGCAATATAACGAACATTTGGAATTCCTTTTGTGAGTTCTTTTACAAGAGCTTCTACTTTTTCTGTACCGTCGTCCATAATAATCCATTCCATTCTATCTTTTGGATATGTTTGTGCTTTATAACATTCTACCATTGCTGGTATGAATTTTGCTCTGTTATAAGTTGGTGTTAAGACAGATACAAAGGGACGACTCATTGTTGTTTGCTTCTATAGTTTTATGTGGCTTTATCTTTATATCGTTGCATCTCTTACACTTTGTTGAAAGTTGTCCAATGCAGTTATAGAATCATGATCTGGCATCCAATAAAATGGGTACATGGCAATTTTTCCTAAACGTGATATGGCTGGTTCTGTAGTAATTGGTAAAAATCCATAATAACTAAATGGTCCTTCATATATTCTTTTATATATAAAATAAAGATAGACAAGAGGTGAAAATAATGGAATGGATCCATAAATAAAATAGAAAATACGATACATTGGTTCACGTCCAATTGCATAATTGGCAGCTAAACTTCCAGCCATTAAACAAAACACAATTAATACTAGGATTAAAAAAACTTTTAGAGCGGTTGATAGAATTATATTGACACCTTCTTTAACATTTACTTCTTTATCCTTTTTTTGTTTTATATCGGCTTCGGCTTTTGCAATTAAACTTGCTAAATCTCCTGGAGACAAATCTTTTACTGCATTAAATGTTGATTCTATTTCTTTTCTTACATCTGAATCAGGAACAATTGTTATAATTGTATCATTCATTTTAAGTTTTTCTTGAGAAAAATCAATATCTGTGGCGGTTTTAGAGTTTTTAGTATACCATTTTTCTTCATCTTCAGCAAGTCTTTTTAGTTTTACTGCTTGTGTTTCATCAATACGCTTTCTTTTTTCCAAGAGATCATCTGCAATAGGTTTAAGAGCAGTAAACATATTTTTTAATTCTTGTTTTGGTTTATCAGTACTTGAGATTCTCTTAATTTCAGCAGTGATTGCATCATATTTTGCTAAAACTTCACTGTAATTTGCATTTGGATTTTTTTGCAACCAATCAAATCCTTTTTTAACTTCTGATAAAATGGATGCACCACTTTCGGGAGTCAATCGTTTTGCATTAACATCTATACTTGTATTTTTCTGTATTTGACTCAAATAATCTTGAAATTCAGTTCTTGCTTGACGCACTTGTTTAATATCCTCTGGATTTTCCTTTTTTCCACTGATTATATTCCCCATCCAAAATACCTACTTGGATACGTTGAAAAGGTTCTTGATTGGTTAAACGCTTTTTTACTCAACACCATTTTATAGTATCTAAATGCGCATCAATATATGTAATTTCTGCATTTTTTAATAATACTGCAAATGCTGTACCATCAGGATCTTGTTCTTTAATTTGTATTTGATAATTTTCAATTTGTTCTTTAAATCTGCTATTTATTATCATTTTTATAGGGTCTGTAAGAGATGATATAGGATATTTTGATCCCCATTTTTTTGGTACAAGTTCCATATTACTGTTATATGACGTATTATTCCAATTAAATTTTATTGGTAAACATTCTATTATTTTTAAAACAGATGGATCATTTAGTATAGCAAATTCTATAGCTGTTTTATTTTCAATAGATGAAAACCATCCATCCAAATTTTCTTTTTTTAGAAATGGTAACCAACATTTGATATTTTCATAATTCATTTTTGCTAAATTTGTATTTTGATTTCCTAAATAATTATTTAATGAAGAATAAATACGTAATCTATTGATATATTTAACCATAAATAATAATGATACCTCTCTTTGAAGTTCTACAACAGATATATGTGAATCTTCAATATACCATTCTGAAGGATGTAATGTCATGAATAATACTGGTTTTTGTGGAAGAGAACATAATTTATTTGTACTTAAATGATATAATCTTGTACCTTTTGGAAGTATTACAACACCGTATGAAGTTTTTAAACTACCACCTCTCATTGCCTTTCGGGTTTTGTTTAATCTAGTCATCTCTATATTATTTTACTTAAATTCTTTTTACAGACACTAAATATAGATTAAATGGATTAACCTATATTTCAATTTAAATTATCTGTTTTAAGGGTTCTTTAAATTTATTAAATACTATATAGTCCATTTTATGGACAGTTAAGCTTTACTTAAATCAAAGGTTGTATCAAAATCAATATATTGTCCAAGTGATAATTGTGGTACTTGTGTATATCCTCTTTGCTTAAGAAATTGCAACATATCCCATAATAAATATTTTAATTTAATATTGGCCCCATATTTTTTCCATGTTTCTAGAAGCGCCCACGTCATTGCTCCACAAGGAACATTTTCTGTATTTATAGTATCCATTGCTTGTTGTAAATCATGACATCCACTTAATAAAACAACTTGTCCATTTGTTTTTGGATATTGTTTAAGTTCTTCAAAATATAAACTGAGTTCTGAAGGGACTTGTAATTTACAACGAAGATCAACAGCTGAACCACTATGACATGCATCAATTATAACAAAACATTTACAACCTGCTGGAATTCTATTTGCTAAAGCCACACGTATTTCATCGTCTGTTATTTGTTCTATTTTAGTACCATCTATTGGATAAATACAACTATCTAATCCAAGAGCTTCATCCCCATTAGTATCTCTAATTAAACCACCATGTCCGCTATAATGAAAAAATACATGTTCCCCTTTTCTTAAACCAGATACTAGCCAATTAATTCCATCAAGTATATTTTTACGTGTTGGTTTAATAGCACTATTATCTGTAATCATTCGTTGATCTTTACAACCAGGAAATAATCTTGAAATATTTACAGCCATATTTCTAGCATCATTTATACATCCTGCAAGTGCATAAGATGTATTAACGTAATTTATACCAATAAATAAGGCACGTTTAAGACCAAAAGGTTGTGTCCGGATAGCACTCATTTCTACCATTCCCTTCATTTTTTGGTATGATGTGTCGATATTTGGTTGGTATGTACGCACGTTAAACATATAAACCGCAATTTATTCTATAAATTAGAATTCAATGGTATGTCAAAATCGATAACAACAAATAGCAGTAATCAAAATCGTAAATGCGAACATTTTCCTTACGAGATTATAATTTTTGTAGGCGCTGAAGAAAATCCCGTACAACTTCGAGATACTACATTGTTGCTATGTAAAATGTATAGAATTCCTCCAAATAAAATTACAATATTATTAGCCGAAAAAGGTCAAGAATCCAAATATAATAATACTTTATTACCTGGTTCATTTGGTAAAATTCTTGTTAGTAAAACATTGAACGATATAATTCCTATTGGCTCACCATTTATTTGTATGAATTCCTGTATAACTGGATTTTTTGAATATGATCCTGTAAATAATACCAAAAAGCCTCTCCGAAGCCTTTTAGGATTAATAAAACATGGATTTACAGAATGTCAGAAACAAGGTGCCTTTTTATGGAGTATTAAAAAAAATATGCATTTAAAAAATACAATTAGTAATGGTTTGAAACGAATTACTGGAGCATTTTATGGAAGTGTATATATGGGAATTGATTCTGATTTACCTGTTGATGAAGAAATAGAACGAACTATTTTATATTATAAAAAAACAAAGTCAGTCTTATGTTTGAACATGTATGGTGTTTCTTCTTGTAAAATTAGTGGCACTAGTGGAGTAGAAAGTAGGAAATTATTAAAAAAGTATCCAGAATATATTGTATTGATAAAAAAGGATAATGTTTATATTCTAAAATTAAAGGATGGAGGAGGTGGATAAAAGTAGGAATGATATTTTCAAAAGTAGGAATAATAATTTTGAAAATAATAAAATGGATGGTCTAAAAAATGTGATTCATTAAAACTTAATGAGAATAGCTCTGTGTTTTTGGGGAATTTGTAGATCTACAGATAAAACTATAGAAACTATAAAAAACAATATTTTTAAATCATTGCAAGAACATGGTTTTGAATATGATATTTTTTTACATACATATACACTATATAAACCATATACTAATCCACGAGCAAATGAAAATCAGATACAATTAAAAAATACATTATGGAAATTATTAAACCCAACACAATATTTAATAGAAGACCAAGAAATGGTTGATAAACATCTTTTTACTAAAAATTATAAAATGAGAGGAAATCCTTGGCCAGAAGATCCAACCTTTACTACATTTAATAATCATTTACGAGCCTTGTGGTCTTTAAAACAAGTTACAGAGTTATGGACAAATTCCGTAAATAGTTATGATTTAGTAATTTATCTTAGACCTGATGTACTTTTTAAGAATGAAATAGATATCGAATGGTTTAGCCTTGTAAATTCTAAAACTATTCTACTTCCAAATTTTCAAACTATAGAAAATGTAAATGATAGATTTGCTATAGGTCATCCAATTGTTATGAAACTTTATGGAAATAGATTTGATAGTGCCTATGAATATTCTTTATACAATCATCTTCATAGTGAAAAATTTTTAGCATATATCCTTAAAAAACATCAAATAAAAATTCTTTGGATACGAATTAAATTTAAACGTCTTAGAGCAAATGGAGTTGTATGTGATGCAGATATAGACTTATAATGCATATTTGAGACCACCATATCCAGATTCGACTGTGAAAAAGTTTATATTTTCTGCATATACTGTTAATTCATAAACATACGTTGGATTTAATGGTAATGGATAAGGATCAACATCTAATTGAAAAAGTCTGATTCTACTTGCATTTATACTTCCACTTGGTTGATCATGTGGGCTTGATAGAGCAAAATTAATAGATGGTAAATATTGTGATTCAGGAAGACTAGCACCTGTTAAAGTACGAAATGGACTTACTTTAGTATAATACTGTATTGGTTTTTCTTCTTGTATTTCATTTCCATCTAATAAAACACGTAGGGTTCGTAGTATTTGTGGTTGTGTTGCTGGAATTAGAGGTCCTGATACTAAATTTACAATTTGTGGAATTGTTGGACCTGGTGTTGGAAGCCATGGAGCCTTGTTTGGATTTACCCAATTTGTGTAATTCAAGACTTGGTTTCTATATGGATAACTATCACTACGTCTAGGAACGAGTAATAATCGTGTAATAGGATTTGATAATTCTAAATCATAAAGGGTTCTCGTATACAATGAATTAAAACGGAATGTTGTTATTTGATTTACTAGGTAATTCAATGGTTGTGATGCAAATATTTTTCTTTCTGAATCAGTCAAGTAAATATAATTTGCTTCCAAATGTGGATTAAAAAACCAACTATTGGTTAATGGTGGTGTATCACCAATATCTGTAGCAAAAGCACGAAATTCACCTGAAGGATCATAGTCTGATACATAGGTTGGTTGACCAATGGAAGGGGAGGATGACGGAGATACACGAAATCCTGGTCTTACACGAAATCCTGATGGATCAAGAATAGTATATAATTCTTGAATTGGTTTTAATGTAATTTGTATTTCACATTCATGATATTGTAGAGCTACTAATGGAAGTGCCTTTGTAGCCGATTCAGAAAACCAAAGAGGTAATGGTACATAAATAGTTTGCCCAAAAATACTAGGTCTATTTACTTGTTGTTGTATGGATGCATCTCTAAATACACTTGGATATCCTTTTCCTAATTCACCACCAGCATAAACACCCTTTGCAGGATCCGTTAATTCTGGTACTTCACCAATCATATATCGGAATTTTTGAAATGTGTCTGTATCCATATCAGCATGTGCTTTGGCAATTATATAATCTCCATCAAACTCTTGAATCTTACTCCCACCAACAAAAAAAGCCACATTTTGTAAAATATTTGTTCCTAAATTATTAGTCCATTGAAATTCATATTGAGCATTTCTTTGAGCACTACATGGTACATATTTACTATAAATGTCTGGTATATCAAACACAAAATTAAGATCTGTAACTAAATCGGCAATTCTTGGTATTTTTGCTCGAAGTTTTATAGGTTGATCGTAAAATAATTCATTCGGACCTTCTAAAGGAATTGTAGCATTTTCAACTGAAAAATGTGAATATCTTTTAAAAACTTTATAGAAATATGTAAATTCTGGGTTTCCATTAAGTATAGTATTTTGTGAACCATAACTTACTAATGCCAATAAACCACCTCCGGGCATAAGATGATCTCTCCTGTTAATCGGTTTAGAGATGAATTTAAACCTTTTACGTATAAACTAATTCTTTGATTGCTTTTTTAACTCCTCCTCGAGTTTATTGATACTTTCGCAGATAATCTTATTCGTTTTCAGAATGGAATTTGCGGTATATACAGATGCATCAGCAATCCTTGATGCTTGTATTGCCATGAAAAAAAAGGAGAGTGCTGAACCTATTGCCGAAACGTTCCTTATCATTTAGTAAAGAATAAAGAATGTTGTTTATATAGTCTTATCTAATAATTATTTACCCACCAGCTATCTTGTAAATAAGGTGGTGAATCTTGTTCAGCTGATTCTGTTTTACGGCTTACACCTTGTGCGGCTAAAGATTGGATTTCAGTATAAGATAAAGCATAACTGTAATATACTAAATTACTCATACCACCAGAATATGTACCGAAAATTTGTAAGGTACCTTGATCCAAAGATGGAATTTGAGATTGTTGTAAAATTAATGGACGTTGACTAAATAAGTATAAATTTCCAAAGTTTTGGTAAAAGGTTGAATCAGTTAATGTTAATTTTTTAGAGAGGTTTCCATTAATATAAACTTCAATACCATTGGCACGGGCAAGTATAACAACATGAACCCATTTTTTAACTGGAATATTGTCAATTTCAATATAATTATTCCATGTTTTACTAGAATTCATATAAACTCTTAGACAATTTTGATTGCTTTTTAAGAAAACTCCTGGACCCATTAATGGATATGGGCTTGGATGACCCTTGTGCATAATATGTAATAAACCATCTTCTTGACGGAAACTAGATGGATTTATCCAAAGAAAAAAGCTGTAGCTAAATTCTGCACCTGTTCTTTCATTGTCGGATAATGGTAATAATTTTGATTTTTGTGAGTTTGGGTTTTGTTCAAATTCACGTGGTTTATCTTCAGAATTTACTGTAAATGGCATTAATTCAACACGAGTACCATTTACTGACTTGAAACTTTTATAAATGATTTCAAAGGACATTAAAATAATATAGAGTAATGTTGCCAAGACTAGACCAAGAATAACTTGTGGTAATAATCCTGTACCAGCAACATAAGACAATGGTCCTGCTGAATTTAATGCGTTTTCAGTCATTGTATCCATATTGCTATCTCTATATTTACACTAGAGTCTTGTTTTAACATGTTTCCAAAATGTTGTAAAAATGTTAAATAGATTGGGTTTATTATTATGGTTTTATTAAAGGGGTTAGGTTTATGGTGTTATGTTTTGTTTCGGGTAATCCATTGCACCTAATGCTTTAGGATCAAAAAGAGATTTCAAATAATCTAATAAACCATATTGTGTTCCTGGACCTGACATGTAAAGTTTCCAAATTTGTTCGGGATTTAATGCATAATTATATAAACTTACATTTCCTACAAAACCACCAAATCCATTATATTCACAAACACGTAATGTTAAATTACTCTTATCAAGTTTATAAAAGGATGGAAGAATACAACTACGTGCAAGTTTACCATCCATATAAACATCACAAGTCTTATTATTTAAAACTACAGAAACTTGAATCCATTTTTGTAAATCAATAGATTGAATATCACATGGACGATTTGAATTTAAAAGTCCTGATTCGACTTGTACACTTTGGAAGATGTTATTTATATTTCTAACAGATAAATCGGAACCACTGTCATTTGGACTTGGATTTGCTGATGCTTGTGCTGATACACCAACAGGTTGTACTTGTGTATGAACACGAACATTTAATGAATTTTTATAAGGTCCTAAAAAGACTGCAAGAGTTAAAAAACTACTTCCACCAATACTGAAAACATGTTTATTTAATCCACGTCTTATAGAATAATCATTAATATAAACCCAACCGTTTAATGTGATTTCACCACCTTCGTAAATGGCCGGAAGTTCACTTGCAAGGGTTATATATCCTTTATCAGGACGTGCATCACGTATTCCATTAATTACAGTTTTTCCTTGTAAATCACCTGATGTAAATAAAAATTTATATAAATAATAAAGTACAACAAGAGCAAGTATTGGAAATACAATTTTACCAACTAAACCTGCACCAGGTATCGATGATTGTGCATTACTACTATTCATTCCAAGTCTCTCTGTAGAATATTTAGAATTCAATTATGCGTAAGGTGTTTGCCACATTTTTAATGGATCACTTGTTGGTGGAGAAGATGTACTAAAACAAAAGAGTCCATTCGGGCAACCTAGTTTTAAATTTGGAAGTTCTGAGAAAAATGATGATCTGTATGGTTCATGTCTTGTGTCGGATGTAGATGCCAAATCTTCTTGTATTTCTTCAAGACGCATAGGAGTTGATGCAATTTTTGCAAGTACAAATTCTCCTCGTAATCTTTCATCACCGATAATTAATTGTGAGGAATTCACTGTTGGAAAATATTGAGTTCTATAACTCCCCACCGCTTTTCCATTATAATAAACAGTAAATCTTCTTCCTTCTTTTACAATTACAAGTTGAACCCATTGTTGTTGTGGAAAATCTGGAATTGCAATTTCTTCAGGGGTTGTTAAAGGTCCTTGTGTTTGAACTAAAAGTCTTGTTTTGGTTGGTGTACTTACTCCTCCTGGTAAAAGTTGGAGTTGAAGTGCATTACCCATTTTTAAGATTGTGATTGGATCTTGTGTACCATTGAGTGATGGTGTTTTGTTATTTACGCTACAGTAAATATATGTCATAAATGTGGATCCTGGTGGTGTAAGAAAATCGTCTCTTACATTTGATGAGGAACCGACCTTGGTTGGTTTTTGCATATCTCCAACCTTCGGGGATAAACTTGCAAGTAATGCTGGTCTTGTACTAGTTATTACAGAATATGCTATTAAAAGGGCTATTAAAAGGGCTATAAAAATACCTACCAACATTCCTGAAATGGTCATTTTGCGGTGGCAGTAATACTCTACATGTAGCTCTGATAACTAAAAAAATTGAAACAGATAACTCTACGAAATAAAAATACCCGCCTCTAAAATGACAACTTTACGTATTAGAGAAATCCTTGACGGACTTAAAGGGACTGGTCGTAGACCTTTCCTCAAATATATTCCTAAATTTGATTTACCCGCTGATACAAAAGGACTATTTCCAAGCGCAATTCTATCCGTCCTTCCACAAGACAAGAAATATAGTCTTGTAGGATTAATAACAGAAGCACTTGTATTAAGTTCAGAACCTATTACAAGTGAAACTATTATAAATGAATTTGCAAAGTATGAAGTGGAAATAACACCTGAAAATCAAACTAAAATTAAAAAAAGTAAAACAACAGTCGATTATATTCAAAAAATTATTAAAACTCGTGAGGAACTCTTGACAAAATTATCAGGAAATACTGTAATTTCACAAGGACAAGAATTGTCTTACGAGTGTATTAAAGGACATCCTGACGGCATTTGTGGAAAAACAATTATTGAAGTTAAAACTACGTCAAAACTCGAGGACGATATTCAATACTATATGCTTCAACTCTTGAGTTATATTGCAATTGGTGGCAACAATTATACACAAGCTCTTCTAGTTCTACCACTTCAACAATGTGTTTTAGCATTTAATATGTCTTCATGGGTGGATCGAATTCCATTTCGTACTTTACTTTTATCCAAAACAAAAAAACTTATTGAATCCACTCCAGTCTTTAATGTCGAAAATGCTGTATCGGCTTCAATTCTAGTAAGTAATTATAATGTAGGCACACATGTAAATAAAGCCCCAACTTTATTTGAAACTGTTCAGAATTTAATGCCAGGAACACCGTATCAAATCTTCTTGGGAGGAAATCAAAATACAACACTTAATATTAAAGACGGTGATTTAGCTTTTGCTTCAGACTATGTTGCCAAAAATAATATAATTCTCTATATTCACTCACCCTATATAATTAATTTATCCGCTACAACGCTCGATAATTGGCATTTACATTATGTACAAAAACTTCTTCAATATGGAGCTACACTAGGCGTAAAAGGAGTTGTTGTACATGTTGGAAAACATACTTCTGATACTTACGAAGTTGGTGTTGAAAAAATGCGCAAAGCAATTGAAATTATATTACCGTTTGGTACACCAGAATGTCCATTATTATTAGAAACTCCAGCAGGACAAGGAACAGAAACGCTACAAAAACAAATTGAATTTCTGGATTTTGTAGAGAGTTTTAATTCACCAAATATTAAAGTTTGTGTCGATACATGCCACGTCTTT